ACGCCCAAAGAAGGAACCTTATCTTTTTCCTTCAATACTTCTGTTGCCTCTTTTAGCAAGAATTTGAAACCGGGCCACTCTTTGGGTATCAACTGATAGGATAGATGATTTACCACCATCTTGGTAATACCCAAATCCATATATACAAGTTTAAATAATTCTGCCATAAATCCGGCAGACAACTTTTGAGCCATTTTATTAGATTTTAGAAATTAGGGCTACAAACGTAGCCCTTCAATATGAGAAAAACAAATTGTTGCTGTTAAATCAATCCAACCGCTTTTCTTAAAAATTCTCCTGCATTCTCTACTGACACACCTAACTTTCTCTGTATCAAAGAAACCATGTCATTGACTTGTTCCTGTGAATCCAAATTGCCTTTCACAAATTCCATCATAACGAACTTTTCTAAAACTCTTTCTTTCATAACCTTATCTTTTTATTGTTTGACCTTTGTTTCTTATCACACCACAAAGATAATATTATGTTATGAGATACGCAACTGCGTATGTATAAAATGTGGGTTTATTAACATCATTTCACAATAAAAACAAGGCTATTACTGAAACAATAGTCATAATGAAAAATATCAATGCAAAACATTTCCATATTTTTGCAGTAGCCTCCAAACCGTATTTCCGCTTGTCAAACTCACTTAAAGCATAATTCAAAGCCTCGTCTTTCAGCCCCTTAAGCTTGTCATTCAAAGCCTCGGTTATATCGTCTGCGATAGCATACTTTACCTTTTCTGATACGGATTCCGGATAACCCCTCTCTTCATAATTCAATTCATTCAACAAACTATGATGGAATACATAAGGTATTCCATTCACTTCATAGAAAAGTTCGATACCGCTTTCTTTGACATATTTCAAGAACCTTTCCTCAGCAATCTCATTTATCCTTTCCTGGTTAGATTCTGCCTTCTTCTTTATCTCATTAAAATATTCCTCGTCAACAATCACACAGTTGTTTTCAAGTTTCATTACATGTGCTTCCATAATTATTCTTCTTTCAATTTCTTTATCAGTGCATCAGCGAAACAAATACTCAATTTTGCTATTATACTTGAATCAACATTTATAAACTGTTTCTGTGAATTACTACAAAATCCTTGCATTGCAGCCTTCGCCAGTTCATAACGCCTCTGTTCCCAATCAATTTTCTTTTCTTCCATCTTTAACCTCCTTATTAGTTTTAACAACCCCCTTTTGAATGCACCAACGTAACATATAATAGGCTGCATCTATCAACTTCGGCATTTTTTCTAAACGAACGGTTCCATTATTCGTTACGTCTACATATTTGAGCCACCACAACCCTACTTTCTTAAATATGTACAAATCATATACCTGTACTGATTCTGGTAACTTATCCAGAATGTCCTGCAAGGTGTAAGTAGGGGTTGTTTCCCAAAAATTAGAATCCAGTTTTTGGTTTATTACATACTCATAGATTTCAAGCTCCCACGTTACAGATTTATGTGAGATAGCGCGACACCAGCACATACTTGCATCACTTGTATCTAATCCAAGCTCCTGCAAGTGCTTCATTTGTTCTATTGATAATACTTGTTTTGATTTCATAATTCGTAAGATAAAATTACAACCGTTAATGCAATGAAAATGATTGCTACTATCAAGGCGATAGATAGACATCCCTTTTCGTATTCTTCATCTTCTGATGGTGTGTTTTCGTTATACCAATCTAATGGATGTTTTAATTTCATTTCTCACTCCTTTCTTTCTCCTTTTTAGCTTTATCACAAGCCGACTTTTTCATTGCATACGGACAATCGCAATTCCCGTATCTTTCGTTATACCAACAACAATAGTCACACTGGTGCATTATTTATTCCTCCATCTATATTCAAAATACTTACAGTTCTTCGCCTGCTTTCTTGCCGTTATGCGTCTTTTCAATGCGTGACAATACATCTGAAAATTGGCACATATCTCATAATGCACGCATATACTGCAATGCTTTTCTTCTGTATTATTCATCGTCTTCTCTCTTCATAAAACACATCCATATTGTTTTGCTCTGCCTTCCAGTGGTATGTCCAAATAGAGGCTTAAAAGGGATAACGGACAAAACTTCTGAAGCTTTTATCTCACTTTCGTTCCATTTGAAAATGAGCGTTCCATTAGGTTTCAAGACGCGCATACACTCGGTAAATCCGTCGTGTATGAGTGATTTCCAATCTTTTGGCAGTTTACCGTATTTCTTAGCCATCCATGAGGTTTCACCAAGTGTTTTTAAATGAGGTGGGTCAAACACCACCATATAAAAAGAATTATCCTCAAACGGCAAATTAGTAAAATCGGCTATCACATCCGGTTTTACATCTATAGTTCTGATTCTATCTTTGTCCTTAGCTGTAAGTGTTTCTGAACGCTTGTCTACAAATAAAACCAAAGGGTTATGCTTGTCAAACCAAAACATTCTACTGCCACAACAAGCATCTAATATAAGTTTATCGCTTTCCATTGTTATTCCTCCTTATCTATCTTAATGTCTGTTACTTTGCCACGATTGATAAAATACTTACAATCAATAAGTCTGCAAATCCATTCATCACAACGATTCTCTAATTCATCACATTCCTTACGAAGAGAACATATAGTACATTCATAGTCATTTGGATAATTCGCAGCTTCATGCAGCACTCCATCTATTATTATTCCGTTCTTTACTTCCATAATCAATATTCTAATATTTCACAATCACTTACTTTCACTTTCATAAACTTTTTAGTTTCCTTATCCACTATCAAAAACTTATCTTTCCTAAAAAAGCCTCCATCTATATACCCTACCACCTTTCCAGTGCCTTTATAGGTAAACTCTTCTACAGTAGGATAAGGCCCGTTTGGATAATGTATATCATGCTCTTCACAACGAATACTATATTCTATTGAATCGAATATTTTATAACTTACTTCCATAATCAAATACAATTAGGGCATTCAGCCGATTTGTTACCTTTAGTATCTGTGTATGTATAGATACTTTCTCCTTTTGAGGAAATCACATCGACCATACAGCCGCACTTCGTACACTTTCTATGCGCATTGTTGGGGTTGTTTATCCATCTATGCCCTTTTCTGTTTTCTGCGCCTAACTTTGTTCCTCTATTAAATCCCATAATCACACCCTTTCCCGTAAACATTTACGAACTCGCTGACATCCATATAGTCTATGCCAAAATTCTCGGCTGTTTTCTTGTCACTGTCTGAAAACTGCCCTTCGAGGCCGCTTGCATCACCAATCATTAAACAATCTTCTACCTCCAAACTGAAATCTTTCCATGTATTGTAATTATCAAAAAGTTCTTCAAGCATTCCGGTATTTGGCTTTCTCATAGGGTTGCTTCTGTCATTGCTTCCGCAATACTTAAAACGCGTATCAATGTCGCAATAATCCATTATACTGTAACTCACGTACTCACATTTTACATAAATAAATGATTCTGGAACCAACCCTTTTTCTATCCCTCCCTGGTTTGTCACGATAAAAATTTCTTCGGGATTCAAATTCTTTATTGCATCCATGACATCAAACTTAAATTTCATGTCCCATATCCCCTTTGGAAACGTCTCACCACTTGCAGTTTCTATTAACGTGCCGTCCATATCACAAAATAAAACCTTGTACTTTTTCATTTCTCGTTCCTTTATTTGTTTAAATCTTTATCTTCACATCGAACTATTTTATGTTTCTTGCAAAACCTAATTGAATACCTTACTGCCTTTCGTATATCTTCATACTCCTTTGTACTGTACACGTTGTATGTACGGAGTTTTCGCATAATTTCTTCTTCCATGAAAGGAAGTATCTCTTTCTCAAACCTACTCATTTCCTATGTGTTTTACGGTTCTTATTCCTCTTCCTGCGTTTCGCAATCTGCTTGTTTGTACATCTATCATCTTTTAGGCGATATTTTCTCATTTTGGGTACATCACACGGTTCTAAAGGAGAAATATCACTATATGGATTATAAATCTCATAACGAGTATTTTCATTCCAAGAAATTTCATTCTGCATATTTTACCCCTCTTTCTTTTTAAGGCTTATATCAATTGACAACCTATCGGTAATTTCCTCCTTAATTATCTCCCTGCACAAATTCCTTATCATAGAGTAATCACCATGTCTTTGTATCTCGTTGGAAACCATACAACGAACCCACCTCTCTATATCGACATCATTCCCATAGGTGTTTTGAAAGATACGTTTAACTTCCTCTTTCACAATTGGAACCATAATTTCCTTTATATCCTCTTTAGTCAACTTTAGTTCGTTGTGGATATAATTCTTCACTTCCCTGTATATATATTTACTCATAATGCTTAAACCTCCACTTTTGTATAATTACTAAATTTACAATAAAGATATTTTCTTGAAAGCCATCCTCCTAATGAATATTTATCGTTGACACATTTACAATAGGTTTCCCATTTGTCCTTATGTACAATCTCATACATTACGCCTTTGTACATAAACACATCTCCTTCTTGTAAATTTGAAATCTTAATTGTTTTCATATTAGCCCAATCCTCTTTAATCTTTTTCTAAAATTCTTTTCATTCAAAGCTTGTTCGTAATAGCAATCCGACTCAATAACTGTTTTGGTTTTCATTATAGGTTTCCCGTTTAATCCAATTAAAACTTCGTTGGTAATAGAAGCTCTCTTTATCTCTTTCGTTTTCAGATTGAATGAAAATAAAATATGGCCCGGAACCCTCCTCTTCTTGTCTGTCAATTTATATTCATGCTGTTTCTTTTGAATATATTCTACCTGGTTTTTAGATATATTACTTTTTGTCAAATCCGGAACTATTTCCATATCAATACCCTTTTAAAATATTCAACAACCCTTTCGCTCTCTTCAAGGTATCAAAGCCCTTTACGTTTACCCATTCATACGAAAGACGTTTGTCTTTTCTGACTTGAACCCAATATATTATTATAGGAATACAACCGTTGTACCCTTCTCCTCGTATGATTCTATATCTTTCCATGTCAAATACAATTTCTCATAAAAGTTCCCCTATCAAGCATACCGTTTTCTGATTCTACCAAGTCAAAGAATGTATTAGCATAACAAACATGCTCGTCTATCATTATACATATTCCATCACCGGGATAATATTCACACGAAACATTATTGTCCCAATCTATATGTTTTTGTGCTTCTTTGGCTACACAGTCACAAGCAATCATATACTCTATGTATTTATTAGATGCTTTTCTTATTTTGTTAAATATATTTCCTTTCATTTCTTTGTCTCCTTCTTTATCTTTTCATAGCACTCTTTACAAAAAACAAACACCTTTCCGTTATTGATTTTAACTTTAAAACCATCTCTCCTTAAATCAGTGCAAGTAGGTTTTAATTCTGCATAGTGATTTAAACCTTTTCCGCACAAATCACACGAAACTTCATACCATTTCTTTATCATTTTCAATCTCTTTTCTATTACTCAATACATAAAACAATTCCCCTGCGTATCATATCTTCCAACTCTCTTTCAGAAAACTCGTCGAATGAATACTTGTCCATAGTACAGAAATGATACCTTACAGAATGCTTTTCATAATTGATATTTGGTAATTATATACATGTTTACACTTGTATCTATTTGTTAATAAATTTCTTAACTGGGTTATACCCAAACCCTCTATAGGGTGGCATTGCTGCATCCCCTTTTACTTTTCTCATGATGTTGTAGGCTCCGTTTATATCTGCATTGAGTAAAATCCCGTTCTTTGTTCTGAAAAGACCTCTTTTTACTCTCTTTCCAACATAACTATCATGATGTTTTATCTCCTCTAAATCTAAAGAACTGCATTTCGACGTGTGAGATTCGTTTATTTCAACAAATCTTAGTCCTTGTCTTTCAGATTTATACCTTAACATTGATATGAACGTCTCAAACGGAATTGAAACAAAATTCTGATTGTTTCTTTTACTCATATTCACTTCCTGTTTCCATCCGTCATTATGTCCCACTATCAATGTCGTTATGTTGTCTTCCAGGCACATGCCTACAATTTCCTTGCTTGCCTTATACAAATAATCCTTGACCTTATTGTTTCTCTTTCTTGTAAGGTTCATTAACCGTCTCGAATTTTCCTTTCCATTTGTTTTCTTTAATTGTGATTGAACTTTAGCTTTTTTCTTGTTATAATACTGATTGACAGACTTTAATTTCTTTCCATCTATCAAAACAGCCTTATTGCTCGTATTCGTTACAATAGAAGCAAAGTTGTTAACCCCCAAATCAATAGACATATATCTATTGTTATCCGGTAACTGTTCCTTTACCTCCGATTCATACACCAATTCTATTACATAACAGTCTGCTTTCGGAACAAATCTGACTTGCTTAACCGTTCCTTCCTTACATCTGGTTTTCAATGGTTGCAAACCTTCTTTCTTTGGAAAGTAAATATATTCTCCTCTATGCTTAAATTGTGCATAAGAATAAGAAAATATATTTCTTCCTTTTGTTTTATGCTTGTATTTCGGGAATTTAGGACATCCAGTAAATTTCTTGTTATCCCTTTTCCATGCTTTAATGGCTGAAAAATAAGATTTCAGATTTCTATCCAAAGCCATAAGTATTTGCTGGGAAGAAGAACCACTCATAGCCCTAAAATCAACATTGTTTTCTGCAACCATCTTTTTGTTAAGCTCCACAGACCTTATCCATTTCCCGGAAACAAGAAATTCTTGCTTTATGATATACAAAGCCGCGTTATACAAGTTCTTAGATAAGAAACAAATCCGGTCTAAATCCTTGTACCTCTTGTCATTGACTGTTATTATATGTTGCTCCGTTAAATACATATCGCAAATATAAATAGAATATTTTAAATTTCCTATTTATTTATATAATTTTTAGTGCAAAGTTCTATATAGTTACCTATATTTATTACATCCTAACTCATCCCATGCCGTAACCTTTCTCTCATACATCAGCTCCCATTCATGGCGGCAGAACCATTTCTTTATGATAGCATTCAGATTCATACCCTAAAACAAAATCTTGAATTTCTTCCCTTTCAATGTCGGCAATCTCTCTTCCACAAACTTCCTTAACTCTTCCTCCTCAATAGGAAACAAAGGATTGTACTTGTACTTGAACGTGTGAATGTATTGCTCATTCAGCATTACATCAAAAATTAGCGTCTTCATCTAAAATAACCCTCCATCCACAACACGGCTTCTTCTATTGTTTCCACCTTCTTAAGCTCCTTTGTGATACATCGCTGCATATATTCGCAACATATATTTTCTTCATAATCAAAATAGATATTATACGCCCCGTTATTATCAGCCCCAGTACAAGCAATTTCAATCTCCAAAGCCTTCCTTACCTTTTCCGGTTCAATTGATAGATAGGCGAATACTTTTTCATCCTTTACACCTATCAATCCGCTAAGTTCTACGATTCTGTTCATTTTTGAAATAATATTTGTTTATGTCTGACCCGATTAATAAAGGGAGTTTTAACGCTCCCTTATCAATCACACCACAAAGATAATATTTGTTTATGACATACGCAATAGCTTATTCCCAATAAAATTGCATATTTAACATTTCTTGTGTTTCCTTCTGAATAGGCTTATATCTCGTTTCGGTTGTTAAATCCCTCTCAGCCACGTTGTTATACTCTTCCAAAGCCTTTTCTTTATCTATACTCCTTTCCACCCATATACCTATCATCTGGTCCGGCTGCATATCCCCGATAGACACCGGGTTTTCTTCTGTAGCCTCGTAAAACTGGACTGTATAAGGTCTACTGTATATATTAGGTGCACTTCCCATATATCGGCTTCCGTCGTCGCCTTCCATCATTCCCACGGCACCCACCTTGAATGAACACACATTTGTTTCCGGGTTCTCAAACCATATCTTTACACCCTTTGCCACCTCCTGGCTGTCATTGTGCAGCACTATAGCCCGGTATTCGTTTCTTGCATTTTTTATTGTATTTACACTTAACTCGTCAAACAAATTACCGAACATGTCGTTAGGTATTGTCGTGGAAGATGCAAAGCCACCCAATGAATAGGAAACATTCTGTTGTTCCATCATATAACCGGAACTTACTGTATATAATAACCGCATATCTTATCCTCCTTTCTTATTCTTTCGGTTTCGGCATGCCTGCCAAAGACCAATATTCCGTTTTTGCCGTATTGTCAATCGTGACCGTACCACCGTTGTTTCTCACTCTTGCTATGTAAAACTCGTTTACCGACTTGGTAGGCGGCTGTTCCAAGGTCACTTCCTGTGTCAGCCCCAACGTAAACCAATCATAGGTGTAAAGCCCTTCCATCTGTGCATCCGTGAACACTTTTCCCAACGGTACGGTTCCCAATATCACTACTTGCAGATTTGTTTCTGCCACAAAATCAGCTTCCGAAGTCAGTACAATATTCTTGTTGTCTATTATATTGACAATTTCGTATACACCGTTATTTAGAGGCTGTGACCCGTCGTCCTTCAAGAACTTTATCGCTACCGGGGTTTTCCCTGCCTGTCCTCTCACCTTGCCGGAAAAGTCCACGGTTCCGGTCACTACACCCTTCTGGTTGATACTCACATATCCGTTTTCGTAATTCTTTGTCGAATACCCGATTTTTAGCCAGTAATACACGCTGTCTGCCGGGATGGCAAAGTTATCGTATATGTTGACAATGTTTATTACTTGCCCCAATGAGTTTACCGCCATACCCGGCAATATCCTTACCGTTCCTCCCTGTGTTCCCTGCTGCACCTCGAACGCCTTGTTGTCTATAAAGGTGTCCACAGTCTCAAAGTCGGACTTGAATTTTGTAGGGTTGTTTGTCACTATGCCGAATGTATAACTTCCGGCAATAAGAATCTTTCCAAGCAAAGAGTTCTGTAGGAAAGACTGCATATTCATCACTTCTTCTTTTTCTAAAAAAGTGTTTCTGTTAACATTTATCTGCGCCATATATTTATAAATTTTTATTTACAAAATTAGAACCATTCTGGATAATTTCTGTTGAAATCTGCGTAATTATACATCCTTGTACATCCTCTGAAACATCCGCTTTTAGGGAGACTGTCAACATCCGGAAAACCGAATTGATACGGTTGGAATAGTTTTTCAAAATAGAAGAACAAAGGCATATAAGCTGCTGGTAATTTTACTCCGGCCACTATACATTCCCATCTCGGTTGAGACGTCATATTTGAGCAACCGCTGAATGCGTCTGTGCAACTATTCATATGTTTTAGTACCCCCGATTCTATATAACTATTATCTGTTCCGGTAGGTCTAGGTTTATTTACAGTCACATCACCGAAAGCATATTCAGCCGTCGACAAATTAGAACAATTCTCGAACATACTATTAATATTCACCGTCACCGAATGTTCGGGCGGTGTGATAGGATTGCCCTGCGAACCTGCCGTCCTCAGATTCCTGCAACCACTGAAACAGTATGTATAAGATTCACAATAGGGAGAATCAGAAAACAAGGATGATGTTATAGTAGTCAAACCACTATTCCGAAACATACCGGACGCATTTCTAATATCGGGAATTGTCACACCACTTACATTCAACAAACTTGTACAGCCGTAGAACATTTCGTTACATTGTGTACCTCCATTCGTCGTGTAATTGAATGCACCAGAGCTTATGCTTGACAGATTGGTACATTTATAAAACGCCTGTCCCAAAAACAATTCACCCACGGTCCCGGAAAACATGTTGCTCGGTAATGACGATACGCCCGAAGCATTACAAAAACCGTATGCGTTTATTGTCTCTCCCGAAACATATCTGAACGTTATTCTGCATGGTGATTGCAAATTAGAACAATCGGAAAACATATATATACATGTTTTTATATTCGTCGCTCCAATATCATTACTTATACTTGACATACTGCTACATCCGGCAAACATATAATTCAAAGACGTTCCATTACTTGACGTCCTTAACTGTCCGCTTACGGAAGAAATATTTTTACATCCATAAAAACAACTGGAGTAATCATTTATCAAGTTCCCTGCAAGCACACTCGACAAGTTCACTGAACCACTCAGCCCACTATCTCTATATGTGCTAACAAATGTACCGCTTGTTATAAAATCAAACAATCCTGCTGGAACGCTTCTCAAACTGCTGCATCCATAAAAGAACGAATCTGCCGAACCGCTCATAAGGCTTGTGGTCCAACTTACAACCGATTCAAGACTACTGCAATCCTGGAAAGCTCCCTTTCCCCATGACGTTCTCACATCCTCAGTAAACCACTTGATTACTTTTGTCAAACAATTCTGAAAACTTGAAAATCCGTCTGCACTCCACGATAAATTGGCCGACATTCCGTTAAAGTCAAACAATATTATCTTTGTTCCTCCGGAACTATAGGTGTGCGAACTTGTTCCTAATGTCTGGTCTCCATCTCCCCATTTCACACGCAAATTGTTAAGTCCAGTAGAGGAAGTGTTAAGTACGGGCAGCACTATGTTCGTACCGTTTGACACCCTTACTTCCAGTACCGCACCGTCTTCCATTATTATGTCAATCGTCTTGCTGAACTCTTCCGGTCCTACTGTGTAACTTCCGCTCTCCGTAAAGTAATTCTGACTTGTTGCCACCCATGCATAAGTATCGTTACACGGAACCATCCATGATACGGTACCGTTCGAGCTTGTCACACCCGAACTTATATTGTCTTCCACTGTCACACCCGAAATAGGAGAACCGCTCTTTGTACGTACGTTATATGTAACCTGGCATTTGTTGCGCGTCATTACGACGTTAACATATTCGTCGCTATTGCTTATGCTTACAGAACCGTTCTGGCTCTGATATCCGGCTTTTGACGCCTGCCAGCTTAATGTCTGGGGCGGCACGTATGTTCCGAATACCGCACGCCCGGCTCCATCCGTGTTCTTTACCGTACCTCCGCATACAATACGCACTCCTCTTATGGATATCCCTTTCTCGTCCACCACGTCGAAAATAACTTTATAGGTATTTACACCAAGAACTATCGTTGCGTTTGTATCATATTCCCCTACCGATACAAACGTACTGTTCTCGTTATATTGGGGAAGCTTGCTTGCCGTGGCCGTACCGGAACTTCCTGCCTCCACATTGAAGGTCGTATATCCTTGTCCATCGGAATATTGCGTCATTCCGTTAAACGTCACCTGTGCCCCACTTATGCCTATATTGCTGCCATTGACAACCTGTATTCTCACATTCACCCTCTTTACGGTAAAATTGATAGGAACACGGGTGTCCGAATTGTACACGGTAAACGAATTCACCACGTCATAACAATAAGGATATTTTGCCACATAATCGTATGTACCCGAAAACAATTGCGTAGATACCAACCCTAATTCGTTCGTTGTCAACTTTTCGCTTTGTCCTACAATCTCGATTGTCGCCCCAGAAGCCTGCGCACTTCCTATAGTCGCCTGGAACGTCACGTTAAACGGCACGGACGCCTTTTCTGCCATCTTTATAGTATAGGCATTGTCTCCTGCCGTTATGTTCACATTCCCCTTTGCCGGGTTATAGTCCTGGTGAGACGCGCTCCACTCCCACACACCAAGTTCAAGCGTCCAGCTTGCCGCGATACCGTTGTTGTTGGAATATCTCGTTTCCCCGTTTATCGTCACTACCGCATTACTAATAGGATTGTTCGTTTCCACATCCAATACCGTTACCGTCAGTTTTCCGGTCTGCTTAACAAGGTCTACCGTTATGGCTAAAGGCTGGTTTATCAATACTGCCGTTCCTGTTCTCGGCTCATACCCCGTTTTTGTCACATTCCACGGATAACTGCCCGGCACACGGTTAAAGACTGCGTTTCCGCTCGCGTCCGTATTGACCGTTTGTTCATCCTCCCCTACACCAAGCACTACGGGCTGGTTCTTAACGGGTTGTCCGCTCATTCTCACGGTAAATATGATGTCGTAGGTAACAAGCTTTAATTGTACATCCACTCTCTTGTTCTCTCCGTTCACCGTCACAACACCTTGTTTCGTATAATATCCTTCCTTCTGTACGGTCCAGTTATAACCGCCCGATATACGGACAAATTGCGCCTGCCCTCCACTCGTACTTATTGATTCCGTACCTACAGTAACCAAAGCATCGTCAAGCGGTGTATTGTTATCGTCCGTAACATAAAAATCAATCAGATAGCCTATCTGCACCAAGTCAACTTCTACCGTCACGTCCTTATCCACGACTTCCACCGTTCCTTCCTGCCCGTTAAATTCCGTCTTTGACACCTTCCAGGCATAAGAACCTGCCACCTCTACAAATGTCACAACCCCGTTTCTTTCCGTCTGTAGGGTTGTGCCGTTAAAAGTAACATCCGCTTTCGCTACGGGCAACCCGTTGCTTCTCACGACAAAGTTTATGTTGTATTTCGGTATGGGATTGAACTGTATGTCTATAACCGCATTTCCGTATATGGTAAAATCCTTTTCCACGGTTATATATCCTTCTTTCACGACCTTGTAATGATACGTTCCTGCCGGATATATAAACCCGGTTGCAAGTCCCTGCGCATTAGAGCTTCCGGTCTGGTTAGGAATTCCCTCACCCGTCACCAATACAGATGCACCCGATACTGGCTCCACACCGTCCCTTATACGGAAAGTCACGTTATAGTAGGGTATCTTTTCCATCTCTATTTCGATATTGGTAGAATCCACTATTTCAGCATTTCTTCTTACCGTATAATAGTCCTCGTATTCTGCCACATATTCATATATACCGGGAAATACCTCAAATGTCACTATACCGTTGCTTCCGGTATATTGCACCTTTCCTGCAAAGGACACTTTCACGTTCTGCATCCAGTCTTTTGTCTCCTTGTCGCGCACAAAGAACGTAACCACCCGTTCATAGGCGGCTCCCATTAACTGTACATATTCTACAGCATCCTTATCCACTAATAAGGAGTTTTCCACGTTTTCAAAGTTTTCGGCTTCCACCTCATAATACCATTGTCCGCGCGGTAACGTTATCTTTGCTTCACCGTTCACGTCCGTTACAAGCTCTTCCTCGTTTATCGTAATCCTTGCATTGGGTATGTACTTGTTTCGGTTTGAAAACACCTTGAACAATATCTGATATTCTTCCTCTCCTACATAAGGACGTATCAGTTCACTGCCGAATATGTTCTTATATCCAACAAGGTAATTTTTTAAGAAAGTCTCTACAGTAAATTGTCTCTGATATGCGTTGTTTTTATAGTAAGCAGCTATAATGTCACGTTCACCCAAATATCCTTGTGAAAACGGCAAATATAAGGGTTTCACATGAAAATCGTATATATATACATACGGGTGATTTCCGACCGTTCTTTCTTGGATAAATATAGGTGCGATATACTTCATTCCCGGCATTATAGACAAAGCACGTCCAGACGGGAAATTAAGCGTAGGCGCGTTCAAAAACTTCTCGTTCGTTGACAGCAGTATTCCTTTTATGTAGTAATACATGCCGTCATTCTTTATGTCCAAATATTCGTTTTCATGGAACCAAAGGGAACTTCCGGTTATCTGCCCGTTTTCCAATATTCCCATAGACAACGGCTCTCCGTCTACCGTCTCGTACCCAGCTACTCCAAACTTTAGGTTTTCATTGTCCGTAGCCGACACTTTTACTTGCAATGATATTTCGTAGGATAGGTTCGGATCTATGATTATAAGCTTGTCCAAATCCACCCTTCCGTCTATGCCCACGGCTTGATTACCAAAAAATGTCATAGCGTTGAATATCTCTCCATTATCCCCGTTTTCGTCCTGCGTTATACTTATACTTTCCGGTATCAATAGAGGATAATTATTCAAATCCTCTACTCCTTTTGTATATTCATACGCTTTTGATACATTCATTACCGTATTCGTCCGGTCGCATGTAGGTGAACTGTGACCCATCGCCCACCCTGTAGCTTCCGGTCTCAACAAGGCAAATATAAACTCATCCAAAGAATTGTATCTTATCAATCGCAACAATTCACCCAATATCTCACCTTCTTTACTTATGATGTCAAGCCTTCCGCGTTTTGAATATTCTTCCAGGTAATTGTAAAATAGATATTTCATCTGTTCCTGGCTGTCCACCATGTTAGTAACAAGACCCCTGTTCTGAATGAACATTTCAAAAAGAATCTGATTTGTATCTATCTTCTTGTATTGTCTTGCATACAATACTATCAAGGCGAATATATGGGTTATAGTTCCCCAAAAGGCACGGAAATCCTCGTTCTCTTTCTTTTTTAGGAACGTAGGCAAAATTCCCCTTCCTTCCAGTTTTTCGAGCACGTTTTCTGCCCACCGTATCACTTCCTTGTCGTTTTCCTCGAAAAAACGACTGAAAGGCAAATTATCATATATAGGTGTGGACTGGGGTAAAAATAATCCCCCACACGGGTTTTCTTTCTTCTGTTTTACTTCCATGTTGAACTACAATTAATTGCACGGTAAAAATACGATTAATTTTGGATATTACGAAAACAAACACGACGAAAAATACTGTAGAACCGTTCCACCACCTCAATCTCCCTCGTCAAAGACCAGTCCATAACGATAGAGGCTCTAAAGGTAGGGGTGTGGGTGAGCGATGAGAATGTGTATACTGGTTTTAATAATCAAGTTACTGCTTATAATGGCGTAAATTATGATAACGGTGGAAATAATTGGATAGCTCACATTGGTAGTAGTCAAGCATTTACTATGGACATACCTTCTGATGTAAATATAACTGTTACTTCGATAAGAAAATTCTTGTTTTCTTTTGCAAGACCAGGTTCAGACCCTACATCAATTTGTGCTTCTTTAATAAATTCCACTTCGTTAACATATAGTTTTTATCAAAGAAATAGTAATTTAGATTCAGAAATTTTAGAAGCAGATTTTCTTTATCTATCTCTTTGGGGTGAATCTGCTTATAATTATACTTTTGTGGTATATAGTGTAACACGATATGGATTAACGGCTTATTATTGTCAGATAAGAATTTTAAAACAAACTGGTCAAATACAACAGTCTACATACTTATTGGAAAGAGTAGGTTTCGATGATTTGCCATACGTAAAAGATATCGTGAATAATTTTTGTTACAAGAATTATTACGTTCCTTTATTGAATTATGGAGAAAATCAAGATAATGGCTCTATTTATATAGTAACGGGAATGGATTGTATCAAATCTGGTGATTATGCAATAAATTATTCTATGGATTATCAAAGTGCACCTGGAGGTGTTTGGAATAGAACGCGTCTTACTATTACTGGTAATTCAAAAGTAAGTTCCGGTGCAGTAAAAAGATTTTTATTTACAAAAAGTAGCCACGAACTTTCCGTACTGGTATATGGTAAAAGAAATGATGTAAATGATAAATGCCATGCTGCTGTGTTATCGTTTAAAAGTTCAGAATGGAGTCACATAAGAAGTGGTTCAATCACCAATAATGTTTGGTCTGTATATGACAATTTCCCGGCTGCATTTACTGATAAAATGGGTAATAATATGTGGATTTCAAGTAACTTGAAATGGATGTTTGCTGTTCTATATGGAACCACAGAAAAACCATATGGGAAAGGTCTTGTCACAGTAAAAAGTGCAACTCCTATTATCGGGAAAACTGGTTGGTCTTCTACTACTTATTATATAGATGATGATTCAACATTAGAAATACGAAATGCAGTAGCAAATAAATATGTTCTTGATATCATTTTTAATAGCACTGACTACAAGATGATTGTGTTATGTAACAGCCTTATAGGTTCCGGTTTAGACCAGGGACAATCCTATAATTTTATTGGTCCAGATTATTTATATTGCTTTGTTTATAATGGGAAGAAATGGGTAGAATTTTTAAAAGAGAGTGTAGGAATGAGCACATTGTGGAATAGATATAATAATTATAAAACTGTAGCTGGCGGTGGAGCAACTGTTGATTTTAGACCTTATTTTAATGTTATGGGTGTTACAAGTATACATGATAGCAATAGAAAAATTTCTTTCGTCTATCCAGCCGAATATTCAACTTATAGACCCTCTGCTTATGAATATTATCTGACATTTGGTGATTGATTTAATAAAGAGTAACTATATACCTAAACATTCTTGATGTAAATGGTATATAGTTACCTTTAATTAATATGAACACTTATTTTATTAGTCTCCGAAAGTCAGTTTAGCGTAATAAGCTGTCATATTTTCGTTATATGAAGGGAAGGAATAACTCATATCCCAAGAACCAAGATAATTAGGATTGACATTAAAGAATGGTTTGTATTTTGCACCAGAACTTCCAGAGGATATATATTTATTCCAGAAATTAGTAAATCCTAATGTACTATAAGGTATATTTACCCATTTTTTACCGTTATACACAAATGTAAATAAATGAGTTGGATGAATACCTTCTATATATTGGTCTAATGTCTTTCCTCCTTGTGCTCCTACTGTATCGTTACAGAGAACAATCATTTTATTTTCATTCTTATTAAATTGAATTTCAAGTACATAATAATTTGCAAGTGTATTTCTCAAATCTGCTGTAGAGCTATCATTAATAGAATAAGTAGCTATCTCATTCCAACCAATATTTACGCTAAAAAGTGAATTTGAACTTGTAACTGTATTAATACCTTTCCCTATTCCGTAATTCCCCCTTTTGCAATATATCAGTGTCTTCATATCTGTTGTTACCCAAGCATTCAAACCAAAATCATCTGTAATTGCAGAAGGAATATTATTGTAAAAAAACCAAAAATTATTTCCTTGACTATTATCTATATAATTCCATGTAGGAGCACCTCTAAATATAAGTATCCCAACCATATTAATTCCTCCAGGGTTTGATGTAGCAGATGAATCTGGGCCGAAACCTAATATTATTAATATTCTATTTTTATAATCAATATGTAGTTTTTTATAAAAAAGGATTTTGAATACTTTTGAAACTGTCACCGAAGAATATATGTCGAATTGATAACCTGCTGTACCGCTACCTATGCTCCATGAGTTAATTTTAAATCTTACCAGATTGATTGCTGAATTATATATCGGTGTAATATAACAGTTATTATCTGAATATTCATTATGTAGAATATCTGATTCGTCTCTTGTAAAAAGTTGTGTGATAGAATTGCGTATAGAATAATTATTGCTAAAATTAAATATCCAATTATCTGCCTCGCCAAAAACATCAATTTTGAGATAATTTAGACTTCTATGTCTTACATTAAATTCCATCCATGTTATTCTATATGCAGAAGAATCACTGAGAAAGGTTCCTACAATATTTTGAAAATCACCGTCAGAACTTTTACTGAGATACAAGCTTCCTTGCATATAATAATATCCCGACAATCTGTTATCACTAAAGACATTAGGAAGTCCTGGAGCCAAAACACTCGTACGTGTATATAAAAAATTATCTGGGTCTATTCCCAAAGAAATAATTGTTTTACCTTGCGGAACATCTTGGTTTACAGAGCTGTCATTTGTATTGTAAGTCAAGACCATAGAACAAGAAGAACTTGGATATCTTTTATTTTCTGTTACTTCTGAACTTGTTATATTATCGTAATACACTAACCCGGTATATGAATTTTTTCTTGTAACGGCGACAGCATCTCCACCACTCCATTCATCGCTCACCCACACCCCTACCTTTAGAGCCTCTATCGTTATGGACTGGTCTTTGACGAGGGAGATTGAGGTGGTGGAACGGTTCGGATAATTCCATGTTCCTGTTCCGCTCGCTCCCCATGTTGTCGTACCTCCTGCTTCCCACCAATAGTTACCCGGCTTTATCTTCAAGACTACCTGTCCGGATGTGTTTGTAGTGCCGCTATATGCTGTGCTGGTGTTGTTGCTTGACAGCTTTACGATACATCCACTTCCTACGCTTGTTCCTGTATTCGCGTCCTTTACGGTTATCGTTATCGTCACCTCACTTGGTACCAGCTTGATTGTAAAGTTAGAGGTGTTTGTGTTGGTGGTGTTTAATGTCACGTATCTTGTCGCACTTACCACGTATCTATTTGTCAGTCCAGATATATATACTGTCGCCTGTCCTGCACTGTTTGTCGTTACAGTCTGTACTGCACCATCTCCTGCGCCTCCAACAACATTACTACCGTTTATACCATACATCTTTATTGTGGCTCCATTTACAGCCGCATTTGTATAGCTGTTCTGTACAGTCACTACAATACCCTTTATCGCATACGAACATAAAGGCGCTGAACTTGTGACACCCGGTATATTGTTAAAGTTGTACGTAGGAGTGACAGAATATACGGAAGCAGTGTTGGTAGAACTTCCGGTTCTGAAATATGTCGCTACTGCCGTACTTATTGTCGTTGCTATACCTGCAATGTACGTGTAGCTTCCTACATCATAATATGTCGCACCCGATTTTACCAAAGTTACTGTTGTCGCCACTCCTCCAGTGGTATATACTGGCTTCAATAAAGTATTTACGGCCCAATATTTGAATGCCGTTCCTGTAGCTGGTGTTTGGAAATAAAATACATTACCTACACTCTTCGTCAATCTCGTAGCATTTCTTGTGTTCGCTGATAGAGGCATTGTTATCGTTCCTATATTTGATACCCAGTAGCTCGTACCTCCACCCCATGTTATGTTGTAATTTCCGGCTATCATCGGTCCGAATGTCACCTGTCCGCTACTGTTCGTTGTTCCTTTAAACTTGATTGACGATAATTGCGAGTTAGTCATCGTTACCGGACATCCGTTCGCATTCCCTTTTACTGCTCCTTGATAGTAGTCCTTTATGGTGAATGTTATAGAAGAACTTGTCTCGCTCATTTTCAGATTAAGAGGACTTGCTTGTGTAGATGATAACGTACCGGATAACGCATTGTAATTTGTTTTCGAGAATGAGTAGCTTCTACTTATACCACTTCTGTATACAGTCCAGTTACCACTACTATCTGTCGTTCCGGTCTGTCCGAAATAAGAACATGATACACCGCTTATATTTGTCCCATAATTAGAACTCTTTATGTTAAATGTCAGACGTGCAGTTATATTCAATGTCATAGTCCACTTCTCATTTTCATTAGTCCATGTGTGACCCTGCGAAGCATTACTATAATAACTTGCATAATTTTTCGGTGTGTAGGTGTAGTTTATTCCTGCATATACAGTATTCGTTTTCTTTCCGCTCGCGTCCAAGGTTATCTCTCCTGCCGGGGCATTTGAACCTGTAGGTACACTTCTGACTATCACTGCACTGCCCAACGGATAGGTAGATGTTGACGACGGGTGTTTCTCGACAACCGTCAGTGTCACCGTCCTTGTCGTTCTGTTCATTGTCACTGTATAGGGTGATGTCTGTGTGGCGGTCACTGTTCCTACATAGTTGTTGAAATACTGTGCCGTAGCAGTCATTTGTCTGTCTAATCCACTTCTATAGAAGCTTCCTCCAGACGGAAGTGTCTGTCCGAAATAGGTTATCGTTCCTGCAAGTGCATTGCTTGTATTGTAGATATTCGCTACTGTATTAATGGTTATCTTTTGGTTACAAATCAATTGTATTGTCCGCACTTGTCCTGCTGCCGTATAAGTCAGTGCAGTATTTGGATTACTGTAATAATTAGGTCTTGTTACTGGTGTGAATGTTACTGGTGTACCTAAATAACATACAAACGATACATTGCCGTTCGTATCTAACGTCAATGGACTTGTAGAAGCTGCTGGACTAAAATTCATCTTCATGGATGAATAAAGAGCTACAGTCCATCCAAACGTATTAGATGTAAACTCTTTTCTTGTTATTGTAACAACACCATTACTTTCATTATTATATACTTGAATGCCATTATTCCTATTACTAAATAAGAAATCTTTATTTGCAGAAACCATTTTGTCTACAGTACATATTTGGGTTATTTCTGCATACGATTTATTCTGCGAATTACTTCCGCTAATATCAAATACTGATGCTGTATCTATCTGCCATGTAACGGGCTTACTTCCTCCGTCCAGATTAAAAAAATTGGTTGATGAAAAATTACCGGAAGAACCACATCTTATATAATGAGCATACCAAGTCCATACACCTGTTCCTTTATTGTCTGTAAGCCATTTTCTTGTTGCACTACCACCTGTTCCGGTTGCATTGCTTTGAAACGCCAGACTATATCCAGTAGGAATTTTTGCATGGAAAAACACTACAAATTCCTTATTAGCTGCTGTTGATGTACTGAATGTAAAACCTCCTAATCCCGGACTTGTTGCTCCGGTAGAAGTCTTTATTTCCAAAACATACTGTGATTTGAATAACACTTCTTCGCTCACTCCAAGGCTTACTGTCGCGGTTGAACGCGTCATTACCGCGTTGAACGGAGACGCGGTGTCTGACGTTATACTGCCTCTGTAATTACCGTGATAAGTGGCTGTGATATCTACGTTTCTCGTTACAGAACTCCTATACAGTGATACATTACCGCTACTGTCAGTTGTTCCTGTCTGATGGAAATATGATACTGTAGCTCCACTTAGATTCGTTCCACTCGGCACGTTTGATTTGACGTTTATAGTTATCTTTGCCGTTACCGTCAAATCCATAATCCATGACTGATTGGCGGCTGTATAGGTGTGTTTCTGTGTCGGGTTGCTGTAGAAGTTTGGATGTCCCACTACCGTAAACGACATTTCCGTACCTATATATCCATTGAATGTCACTGCACCGTTCGCATCTGTTGTAAGTGTTCCGGTTGCACTTCCTGCCGTGTATTTTATCTGTAAGTTCTGATAATAGGTTATTTGTGCTGGCGTTACTTCTCTTACTACAAGTGTAACTGGATTGGCTGCACGTGTCATTACAATATTGAACGGATTCGCAGAATTGTGAGCTATCTGTCCAGTATAAGATTCGAGATTTGATGCACTTACCGATATGCTTCTACCACCGCCACTCCAATAGAAAACTGCATTACCGCTTACATCTGTTGTTTTTGTCTGTGCAAAATAGTTTATCGTAGCTCCTTGTACATTTGTTCCAGGCACATTATCCTTTACATTGACCGTTATCTGTTTTGCACAAGTGAGATTCAAATCCCATGCTTCGCCTGCTGATGTAAATGTATGTGTTTGCTGATAATTCGTATAAAACGGTCTTCTGTCCGCTGCCGTTAGAATAAATGTAATTGGAATACCTAAATACGCCTCAAATGTTCGACTATCATTCGGTATCGTTCCGTTTCCTGCTGCCGATGTATAAGTCAACGTATAATTAATGCCTAATTTACTTCCACCTGGTATTACTTCGTACTGATTTATCGTCACCACATGCTTATTTCTTAGCATCGTAACATTAAGCGGTGAAGCCGTGGTAGGTGCAATGGTTCCATTTACTGTACTATAATCCTCTTTATCCAAAGAATAGTCCTTTGTCAGTGCTGACCGGAACAATGAAGCGTTACCGCTTGCATCCGTTGTCACTACCTGTTCATTGTAAGCTACCGTTACTCCCTGGATATTGTTTTTCACATATACATCCTTTACATTGACCGTTATCTTTGAGGTCACATTCAAGTCGAACGGCCATATCACACCGTCTTCGGTCCATGTATAGGATTGTGTCGGGTTGCTATAAAAAGCCGGGTATGAATCAGTCGTAAACGTGTATTCCAGTCCCTTTATCAATAACTGATTGGTATAACCGTTCTCATCCAAAGTAAGCTTTATCGTTCCTGCCTTGGATGTCATTGTAATGGTCTGATTTGACAAGTACGCCCTTCCTGCCGTACCGTACACCTCCGAAACTTGAATACCTGCGTTAATCAATTCATATTGTACTTCTACATCCAACACTGTACCGCTTTCACTTTGAGGATGGAAGAATGTATCGGATGAAACCTCTCCTGCAAGAACCTCATAGGTGTATTCTCCTACCGGAACATTCGGCATGACTATCGTTCCTTCCGCATTCGTCTCGCCCTCAAACACGATATCTGACAATGTGTTATTTGTCACACGTACCAAAATTCCGTCCGGTGGCAAAACTCCTTGTGTTGACACATGGAAAGTGACCGGGTACTCCTTCGCCTCCAATTCAATATCCATTCTTGTTTCTGTTCCGGTAGGCTTGAAATTCCCGGTCTTGGTATTGTAATGTTGCTTGCTTACACTGTAAGACATATTTACCGGAGATATGTACATTTGCACTATCCCGTCCGTATCGGTCGTTCCTGTCTGGTTCACAGACATTCCGTTGAACGTCACTGATGCGCCACTTAACTCACCATACAAATTGGATGTGATATATACCGGAATTCTCTTTGAACATGTATATACAAGGTCTTTTGTGTTTACATCTTTATAATTGACTGTAGCTATTGCACCGTTTCCAGAATAGAATCCTATTGGTTGCACCTGGAAACGTTCTGCAATTCCTGCATACACTGTTTTTGTAAATTGTCCGCTTGCATTCGTCGTTACATTCGCACCCGAAGATGTACTATTGTCGTTGTAATAGCATGCAAGCACAAGACCTGTCTTTACCGGATTTGATGCTGTAGTCGAAATAGAGGGTATTATTTCTTTTACCGTGAATGTGACTGATTTCGTTCTTCTTGTTAATACTGCTGAATGCGTCTTGTCCGTAGGCAGATAGATGTTTTCTGTCTTGCTGTTGAAATTACTGTTTCCTCCTCCATAGGTTATCGTATAATTTCCAGGCGGTATATTGAAATTTCCATTTCCTTGTGATGTCAATTGTCCGCTTGCATTCGTCGTTCCAGAAAAACTATATGCTTGTGAAGATGTTCCACCCCATGCACTCGTAACCGTTACCGGACAACTTTCTGCCGCCTTAGAATAAGGATTGTTTGCTGTCAATGTCAGACTGAATGTCATTGCAGCATAACCCATGATTATATCCATATAATCAGCCGACAACGGGGGTGTGAATGTTCCGGTCTTTTTCGTATGGTCTGTTACTGTACACTCATAGCTCATTGCAATAGGTGAAATGTACACTCTTGCCGAACCATCACTTCCGGACGTAACGGTTTGAGGCAGTGACATTCCGGACACCTTTATAGTCGCATTTTCAAGCGGTCTTAACGTGTTCTGCTGCTTCACCCGTAATTCTGCCTTCTTCGAGCATGTAATTTCCATCAGTGTAGGTATACTCGCACCGAAGCCCCAGTTCTTGATTAGCAGACCTTCATTCTCATAGAAACCTTTCTCTTTTATTGTCAACTGATAATCAATACCCGGCATTACTTCCGGAAATATCTTTCCTGCCGCATTCGTCGTGTATTCCCGTACATTATCGTTGAACATGTTCTTTACTGAAACAACAATTCCAGCCTTGACCGGATTGAAGTTCAGAGCGGCTTTCTGTTCGGCAGCTATCTTTACAGTTACCTGGCTTACTGGAGTCGTTATCGTCACATCCACATAGAAAGTTCTCGGCTGTGCATCACGTGTCACATTCGGCTGCACTGTCAGCATCGTACCTTCCAAAGAAGCTATTTCATCATTCGATACATTGAATTTCAATTCAGCACCTCCACTTGCAAAATCGTATGGCTCGTCCTCACCACCGATTTCTGCACGTCTGAAAGTCTTTACATGTTCCATTAAATCGAACGTCACCCCTTTGTTAGGAACAACGAAGTTTTCCGGTGTATGAACTATATAATAATAACTGTCATTGGATAACGTCTCGGCTGTATTTTCACCACTGAATCTTACTGTAGTAGCATCACCGGACACACCGGGAATATTCTCTATTACGTCAACTTCCGGTTCAATTTCCCTTCTTGTCATAGTAAAGGGAAGGTCTATATCCTTCAATTTTTCAAGCGTTATCGACTGGTTTTCTACCGCATCATAATATCTGTGCGTCGCATTCCAAGTATATTCTCCTGCTTCCGCTCCAAGCTGCAATACACCTATATCATTCGTGTAACCGGAATCCACTTTAATTCCAGTCCCCTTGTTTATCAATTCGATATATACACCGGAAATAGGAGCCTTCGTTATCGCATCCGTTGCAGTGTATGTTATTACCGTGTCTCTCAATTCCAGGTAAATTGTTTCCGGTACATCCTGGTCCTTGATAGTCACTGTTCCGGTATATCTCTTATAGTTTCTGTGCGTTACCGTATATTCATAGTCACCATTTCCAAGTGTCACGCTTACAACACCATTGACGTTCGTGACACGCGTCTCTCCGTTTATCTGCAATTCCGCACCCTGGATATAATTACCGTTCTCAATGTCCCGTACAGTCAAGCGGAATGTATAGAAGGCTTGCTCCAGTTCCACAATCTTAGATACTTCCGAACCTTCCACCACTATAAAATCATTGACGGACATATAGCCGGACTTGAAAGCCGTATATTCATAGGTCCCGTTCGGCAAGCTTATAATCGCTATACCTTCCTTGTCTGTTAGATAGGTAGAACCATTTATCTTTATCGTTGCTCCTTCCAAAACCATATGGGTAGCAGAATCCAGCACTGTAAACTTTATCGCATACGGAATTGCCGTCATTTCGACGAGAATACAATTAGGGTCTTCTCCGACAATCTCAATTTCTTTTACAAGGTCTTGATAATCTTCTTTTGCGACCCTCATTTCATATTTCCCGGTTTGCAGCCCCATGCTTGCCTGCCCTTCGTTATCCGTCTTTTCCTTTATGTCATTTATTGTGATGTTTGCTTCCGGAATATAAATACTTCTGTTTCTGTCAATTACAGCAAAATTTACATTCATTTTTGTAAGGAACATTCTTTGAAATATATCTACTGGCTGATTTTCAACCGTAAATACACTTTCTATGGTCTGGAAACCCGATTTTTCAAGCTTGTATTCATAGGTTCCCGGCTCCAGGTTAATGACCGCCTGTCCCTTATCGTCCGTTTCAGACGTGTACACGCTTGTCGTCACCTTGACACCCTGCAAAGGCGCTTCTCCTTCATATACAGTAAACGTAACCGAATAGGGTGTTGCAATGAAATCATTTATGTTTATATAAATAGGGTTGTTCAGAACGACAAACTCCCCTGTCTTTTGCGTCCAGTTCGTTTTTGATAATATGTACGAGTATTCCCCATTTTCCAAAAGAATGTTGGCCGTACCGTTACTGTCCGTAATGATTACCTTGTTTCCTATTGTTATGTATGCACCCGGTACGGCTACATTCTTGGTATTGGTTACGGTAAACGAACACAAGTATTTCTGTGACGCTATAACCGATTGAGAGCCTTTATATATATCGCTTTCTCCTGCCGGATAGAAAATATTAGACAAGCTGCTACCCGAATCATACAGAATGTTTCCTTCCAGGTCTCGCATTCTGAATCCCTTAATACGAGGCAACATATTCAAAGGCACTTCTTCGTCAAAATAGGGGAAGAAGTATTCGTCCGGTACATACTTCACGCCTTCCGCAGTCTTCACTACTTCCAGCAAATCATCCCATTCTACCTTTTTGCCTGCTTCCCAGAAACGGAAATCCAAATACTTAGTCATTGCAATCTGGATATTTTTTCTTACATCCGCAATCACTGCATTAGGTGACAATTCCACACGGAAATCTACCCCCTCTTCGCCACCTACATACATCCATTTTGCATTCTCAATCACAATTCCAAGCGTATTCCCCTGCAAATCAAGTTCGGTCAATCCGAAATAGGGTGTAGCTTTTGTAAGCAATTCTTCCAATTCATCGTCCGTAAAGAAAGACCCGTTTTGGGTTACAAGGTAGATGTGCGTCTTTCCGTCCTCACCCAAACCGACATTCATAACCTTTAGAATGCGTGAATCCAAATCCTGGAATATCTGTGTCCAGCCTTCCATAGTGTCGGTGGAAAGCTTGTTGTTGTAATTTATTATTCTGTTTCTGAATGTTTCATCGTCCTCATAATCACGTCCACCAATAGCTGCATATTCATTCGTGCACTCTATATGTGTCAACGGTCTTGGTGATACTTCGGTAATACTGTTCGCCTCCACATTGGTAGCAGACCCGGTGATAACGCTTCTTACACTGATATATCCATATCCCGACTTATCAACCGTAAAAGGCTGGTCTACAGTAAATTGCACTCCATTCTTTGAAATAAACTTTGTCCCTACCTCATAATGCGTGCCAGGCTCGGCAAAAACACGTACATAAGTAGAGGAACCAAGCGCTTCTTTTCTCGGACTTACACCGAACAACGCGGCTGATTTGTCCAGATATTCGCCTGTTGCCGACTTTGGGAAAATCTGCGCCTCCACTATGGCAATATCCTTTATCGCTTTTTGCGCCACCTTTGCAGTACCATAAGCGACGCCATTAAGTACAGAACCGTCCGCAATGTTTGAAACGCGGTCGGTCTTGTTTAAGAACATTTCAATCCACAAATTCTTTAAATTTGCAATCGTATTCGCTGTTTTAGTAATCATTGTAAATATATTTAAATAGGAATATTAATAACAAAATCTTCTCTCGTCACGGTTGTAGCCTTCACCTTCATAAACACCGCGTCTTCTTTTTTTACCAAATCAAGAAGCTCTGCACTCGCCCATCGGTTATCTCTTTGGAACATGTTCATAAGGGACTTAAATATTACCGGGTATTGTATTGCATTTGTTGTCTGACCTACAAAATCAGATGGAAGTCCGTAGTCCTTGAATTCCGGAATACAGCCTTTCAAAGCCTCCAATATGATTTTTAATGCCTGCTCCATAGATGTACCGAATTTCTTCACCTTCAAATCATCATTCTTAAACTCAAACTCCGTATCTATGTCTTTACCCAACACGTTCTCGCCTACCAGTGTATCTACCACATTATCCACATAGTTTACACCGATATTGCGAAGATTTACAGCAAAAGTATTACTTCCTTGACCTGCCTTATAATCCTCTTCTATAATGTATTGTGGTGTAGTTATAGAAGTCCAGTCGTCTTCCGGGTCCGTCATTGCGATTTCTTCCGCTACATTCTCGAACGTCTCTCCTGTCCTTAACTGCTTGTCAAGCTGTAGAGTGTTCTGTCTTCCAAGCGTTGCACTTCTTAACCATCTGTCAGAATTTTTTATTGTCAATATCTTTGTTTCCACTTCCGAAAAGTTATCCAGTATTTCCCACATAGAAATATCGTCCAACTTGTTTTCATGAAGTTGAAACATGGGTTCTACGATATTGATTTGTGCAATCATCTTGTCAAGTTCGTAGAATGACTGTGCGTTTATCTCGCCTCCCTGGTAATAGTCCACTATATAGGGGTAATGATTATTACAAAAATCAACATAATCCTGGAAGAACTTCTTTATGTCGTACCCTGTAATATTCTTGAATTTGGCGTATGCCGTTTCCATTACTGCATCCATCCTTTATCCTCCTTTTATAACAACGTTGCTAAAGAAGCCGCCAAATCGTTCACACCTTTCTGTATTGCTGCGGCCGTACAAATTTTAGTGAGTGCTGTTTTCGCCTTCTGTTCGCCTGCTACAGCCTCCAAAGGCGCTATCGCTGTCATTGTAAGCGAATACTCCCATATCATGTTACGCTGTAAACTCTGATTCAATACCAGCCCAGTAGGGGGCACCACAACCAAATAACTCTCACCCAAAGCCATATTGTAGAAGTAAAGACGAAATGGCAGACCGTCCTTATCCACGCCATTGCTTTTTGATATGATAGCCTGCAATATCTTCGTACATCCATATCCGTTCTTAACAGAGGGGTCGAACGAAGCCGACTTTAAGGAGTTCGTATTTTTCCCCGAAACATCGCTTAAACTCCATTTCCCGGCTGACAGACTATAGGCCGCTCCTGCCAAACTTGACGCACCACCGCCAAGCGACAACAACAACTTGAAAGTACGTCCGAAATCTCCTCTTATCGTTATGTCCTGCGGTACAAAAGTAGGGGAAGACAACACCGTAACGCCCCCTGCCGTGTTCCTTATATTTTCCCTCTTCGCTTCCGTCTTGCTTATCGCATTCGGGGTAATAGGGAATGTGAAAAAATCTATCGTATTGTTCTTTGAATCTGCCAGTTCAAGCGTACAAAGATACACCTCAAAATCGTTCGGAAATTGAGATGCTAATATAGCTCTTCCAGCCGTCTCTATCAAAGACCCTGCTTTTTGTATTGCTGCCTGCGCGACGTTTGCCATAATCTTTTCTTATCGTTTTCAAAAATACGAAATAATTATCAATCCGAAAAAGTTACCGTGCTTTTTATTCCATCAAACTGCAATGGGTTAACTGCCGCTACCGCACTGACCCCGGCACCGAATCCGGCTTTACCTCCATCCATCGCAGCCGAACTTGCAAGCGCTGTTTGCCATGCGTTCTTTAGCGTCATTATCTGGTTCTCCACATTATTCAATAGCTGTATCAAAGTGTTCGCCAGTGTTAGAGGTTCCTTCGCATTGTTTATATTGACTTTCTGTCCGGTCATAAGCTTTATTAGGTTCTGCGTTAACTGAATCATTTCCGTATCGTTGTCATAACCCAATACCACACCGTTATCATCTATAGTCATATGACTTTTCCCGTCGTGGAAATTAACGTCTACAGTGTTAGGGTCGGCCTTTATTACGGTTGTCTTGTCCTGGGTCTTCCACGTAAAATTGGCTCCCTCCATGTTCATAGTAAAACGCCTTATCTCCTTATCCTTTTCTTTCACGTCCTCGACCACATTAACGACTTCCGCAATGACTTCGTTATATCCGGTTACCTTCACCTTCTTGGAAGCCACTATCTCGGCTTCCCCCGAACTCTGCAATCTTATCTTATGTTTTTCGTTACCTCCTAATGTAACGTTGAAATTTACGGGCTTCTCTATAGAGGTAAGGTTCATGTTCCATTCCTGGTTACGTGGGTCTATCGTCATAGACATAGTTACCCCTTCCACCTGCTTTTTCATCCGTATAACATCCTCGCTCCATGCCGGAACTTCATCATTCCCTATAAAGGTGCCTATGACTGTAGGCTGGTTAAGAAAATCGCTGCTCGCTATCATTACCTGGCATCCCTTCTCACCCGGTTTTTCGGGAAACCATATGTTATTGATAGCCTCGTTGGTAATACGTGCATCATTACGGAATATACCGCCTTCCATCATCACGGCAACTATATTCGTTCTGAATACCGTATCTATATACGCTTCCCTACCTACATCCGTAGGTATCATTATATACCCCTTCATTATAGGCGGCAAATTGTTACTGCTTATTCTTGGTTCTCCTCCTGCCATTAATCAAGTCCTCCAAAAAATTTCCTGTTCAAAAAATAATCAAACTGCTGCTTGTCAACCATCGGGTTGTCATAGGATGTTATCTGCCCACTTTCCGCTTCCTTCGCCTTCTGTCTCAAACCGCTTAAATCCACCAACTTAAAATAATCGGGTGTAAATCCGGACGCTGATTTTTCAGAAACCGAATTGTCGTTTCTTTTTACCGCTTCCATCAGATTTCCTTTAAGTATAGGTACATAGAATCCTCTTTCCACCTGTAAAACGGTACGTCTGTCCACCCCGTCACGGTTAAATGATATAGTGTTGGTTACGTTCGTCACATAGAAAAACTCGTTCGTACTTTGGTTCAGCACGAAAGTTCCCACCTTTATGCGTCTGTCCCCGTTTATTTCTATCGTTCCGCACCGGGTAAAAGGTACATACATGTTGCTTTCGACAAGATAAATCAAATCATTCAGCATTGTTGCCTGGTAAGTAGAAAATATCTTCTGGTTTTCCGCTCCGTTCTGTATCATGCGAATACAGTACATGTCCACGAAATCCATTTTCCTGTTACCCCATCGTTCCACATATTCTTCCAGGTACACAATAGGAACAAAAGCCAATCCTGGTTTGTCACGTCCACCTACCTGTGCATTCTGTGCGTGCAACTGGAACCAAGTGTAAACCCGTGGGTCATAGCTCAAATTATACGATATTACATTATCCGGTGTTATCGTAATATAGTTTTCCGACTTGAAAGCGTCTTTTATTGCCTTCTCCGTAAACGGTGGTTGTCTTACAATGACATCAATCGTGTTTATATAGGTGTCAAAGAAAAATTCTGTCAACGGATATTGGCAAATGCGTTCCATGTACTGCATCAGCGTTCCGTTCGGGTTCCCCAGCCCCGTATCTGTCACAATCCTTTCCATTATATCCCCAGACACTTGCAGCTTAACAATCTGCCATATTCCCCTCACCTTCAAGTCCTGCTGTCCCGGAATACTGTATGCCGTTATCCGCTTGTCACCCCATGAAGAAAAAACTTCATCACTACACAATCCGATAGAAGACATTATATTAATAATAAACCAAATACATTCATTTATCGTTTTGTACCCCAAATTCCATACAAATTGATACTCTCCACCAAATATATTTCGTCCGTTCCAGATACCACCCGTTTTCCTTAACAGCCAGTTCTGTACAGTATCATTGACATTTTCCAAAGGTATGAAATAACTTCCGTCCTCCACAAACATTTTTGCAATATCGCGTCCGCTTATGACGGTACTCTTTGAATTGTCTTCCGAAGAATAGGTTTCCATTACACTGTCCACAAAACCTATCATATCCCAAACATTATAGTCCGGACCATTATTGGCAAGCTTGTTCAACGGTACAAACAAATCATTGGCATTTTCGCTGTCCGAACTTCCTTCCAGTCTCAACCGCTCAAACCGGATAAACACTATATCGTTTATCTGTACCACCTTTTCGAGATAGGATTTATAGTCATATCCTTTAGGAGTTACAACCGGGAATATATCATAATATCCTGCACCGTACACGTTCGACATATTAGCGTCCTTAAAGGGTGTTATGTTAATCGAAAACGTGCCATTCTTGAACCCCTTGTCGGTAGAACATGTATTGACAAACTGACTTACATCCACAACCTTGTTTATAGCCTTGCAGTATATCCACACCTTAATGTTTATAGGCTGTACTTTTGTCCTTACTGACATTTCTTCATCCAGTGCAACCACATTGTCCGCTACATATCCTTCCTTATCCTGTAGAAGCTTTGTCAAATTTTCAGACCAATAAGCCAAAAAATCGCGTTGCTTCATGAACATGTCGCTCTTTGACGCTTTTTGTATAAGCAAAGGAGAATCCTTTATAGGAAAAGAAAGAGGGGTATTCGGCTTGATATACGGCAAATTCTTGTTTGAATACTCGTTCTTGTACTTCTCTTTCTCCCAATCGTCGTATGTAGCCCAGATAGCATCCAGGTTTGAAATTTTGGAAATCTCGTTTACCACGTCCATAAATTCCGAAACCGACAGTTTCTTTGCTTCCGGTGTATCTGGTCCCAGTCCTTTTTGCCAATCGTCTATAAACGTTTGGGGTTCTACGTTGTACTTATAACTCTGTATGTTAAATATATTTACTTTCATCGTTCTTGCTGTATCACTTTATTTGCTTCTGAAACCGCCATATTACCAACTCTTTCCCTTGCCCAATCATCCAAAACGCGCTTAAACCATTGTGACAACATTCTGCCAGCTTCAACCCCCGAACTAACATTTTCCGCATTTACAAGACCTGCTCCACCCGATACCATAGACCGCGTAACCGGACCGGATTCTACGGGTTTCTCTTTTTCTTTCGTATTATTGTCAATATTAGTCAACAATCTAACAATCTCTTTCAACTGATTTGCACCTTCCGACATCTGGCGATTCATATCACCTGCCAAAATGGTTTCCCCGGCACCTACAGTCCTCCGTGCTGCGCCCCTGTCATAAGCTTCTGCGGGCGTTTCCTTAATCCTTTGACTTGCCTGCCTATACAAGTCAAACAAATTGCTTACAAGCTTAGACGGGTCACTATCCTTTTGTATCGTAGAATTAATGTCATTCCAGGACAAATTAGGAAATATTTCGGACATTGCCAAACGTAACTGTTCAGAACCTCCCCCACTACGTTCTACAACCCTATTCAAGAAATTTTCCATAACTTCGGGGTCTGCCGCTCCTGCACGTATCTTTTCCAGTTCTTCCTGGATTTCCGAATAGGAAGTCTTGTCTGGCATTACTTCCTGGATAGACCGCACAAGCATTGCATTTGTCACCTCATCTTTTGACATCCCCTGTCCGGTAAATGCCTGTTGTACCCTTTCAAGCTGTCTTCCTTGTAATCCGGTTGCCTGGCGTATTCCACTGAACATCGCTGCAAGCTCCTTTGCGTCAAACTCACCACGTTTGGAAAGAATCTGGTCCGACTGTGTAATGAAAGTATCTAAACTTTCCTCCATTGTAGAGGCTATCTGCTCGAACGGAATGCCTAAATTTTTCATTGCCTGCTCGAACTCTCTGATAATCGCAGAAGCCCCTGTACCGGAATCCTGGTCTCCAAACCTCATTGCGCCCTGCAAGCGGTTGACTGCATTAGGAGACAGACCGAACAATCTTTCTGCCGCCATTACAGACTGCGTTTCCCTTACTGCATACGGGTCGTATTCATTGCCACCAACAAAACGTCCTCCTCCTGCACGTATCAATTCGGCACGTCTTCCAAGGTATGAAGCGTAATCCATACCAAGTGATTCGGCTGCATAACTTCCTTCCCTTCCGGCTTGTCTGAACGCTTCCCCGGCTGATACACCCATAACCTGTGCATACGGGATAACACGTCTTTCGCCTTCCGCGTATTTCCCGAAAGTTGCCATCATCTTTTCTGCTGCAAGCTGTGCTGGCAACTCTATGCTTTTTGCTATCGTGTCACCAATTAGAGGAATCCACCTAAAAGCGTCTGCCTGGTTAGCGGCTTGTAACCGTGTATAATTTGCGGCCGTTTCCACGGTTCCTTGGTATTGGGAACGCGCTTCAAATTCCTGCTGCCGGAAATATCTTTCTGACAATACGTTCTTGGCGGTATTGAATGCCGTCAAAGCCCCCAAACCGCCCAATATTCCTTTTAATCCTCCTCCGAATATATTTAGTCCTCCTCCTATTCCGCCTGTACTTCCGGTAGGTGGTACAATGCCGCCAGGTGTCCCCGTTCCACCTCCGAAACCCGAACCGGAAACGGCTTTCTGTATTTCTTCTAATATGTTTTCTGCACTGTCTTCTATAACAGATACGGAATTTGCAATAGTTTCCAGGTAACGGGTAATACTGGTTCTTTGGTTTTCCTCACCCGTTCCTTTTTCAAGTCCTCTTAAAGCGGAAATGACATCACGTCCTATATTATCCGTTACCACTCCCAGTCTTGTAATAGCACGTATTATCCCCTCGTCGGAAAACTTGATTTCCGTCTGTCCGTTATCCGTTATTTCCGGTCTTCTCTGTATTCTATCGTCTTCCCTTAATAGAGGTCTGTTCGGTTGTTCTGAAACGACCTCCAAATTCCCCTTTTCCCTTATAGCGGTTGTATTCTCCGTTATTGTCTGGGTATTCTTTTCAATATTTACAACATTCTCGGTTATATTCTCCGTATGCCGTGAGTTGTCCGTTCTGTTTTCACTGTTGTCCTGGAAGTTCTTAGAGTTGTCAACGTTCGTAACGGATTCATCTATATTTTCGACGTGTCTGTTTATTTCCCTTAATATTTCCTTCTGCGTTTCCTTTGTTGTCGGTTCTTCTCTTTCTACACCTCTTTCTATAGGGGTAACTCTTTCCCTTTGCGGTTTCCGTGTCAAGTCCCATGTCATAGAACCCGTTTCCTCGTCTATGATGGGTTCAACGTCCGGTATAGGTTCCTGGACTTTCCTTCTCCTTCTTCTTGGTGCTGGTTTTTCTTCCGGTTCTTCTACATCCGTTTCCAGTCTTGGTTCCGGCTGTACGGGTTCCTCTTTTCTTCTTGGCGATACGTCCCATGTAATAGACCCGATTTCGGGGTCTATGGTAGGTTGTTCCGGTCTTGGAAGTTCTTCTGTAGGCGGCTGTCTCCTTATCGGTCTTTCCGGCATCGGAGACGGTTTTTGCATTGTGGTTGCATCAATGGCGGCAGACTGTCTTTTAAGGTCCAGCAACAGTCTTTCAAGCTCGTTACGGTCTTCCATCAATGCAAGTTGTTCCCGTAGCTGTGAAATGCTTTTCTCGGCTTCCTGTGCGCTCTGCATGGAAGTCTGGTTTATCTCGCGGTACAAAGAAACCGCTTCTTCTCTCAACTGTCTTAGCGGTGTGGTATCGGCCGCAATCCTAATCCTCTTATCCTCTGCCATTATTCCTTATCTTTTTGGCTTTCCTCGTATTCAGCCATCCGCGCCATTTCTTCACGGAAAGCCTCAATCTGACTTTGCGTTATCTCCTTGGTATCGGTTTCCTGGTCCACCATTTCATCATAGGAATCTTTCAGCCATTCACCGATATTCGGAACGTATTCAACTTTCTTTTCCTCGTCCTCCAAAGCCTGCTTGAACATCCGGTCTTCCTCGAACTCGAAAAGTTGTTGAAAAAAAGAACATTTCTTGTGTTCCTCGGACATGAAAGCAATGTTATGTTTCTTTCTATACCATCTGTCAAGCGGAAACTTGTTATTCCATCTGACTACAAACGTTCTGAAATCTTCCTTTTTATCTCGCTCCATCATACAAAATCAATCAAAAGTGGGGGTATAACCCATAACAGACTATACCCCCACACTCCTCTGAATAACTAAACATTCAAACTATAGTGATTCTCGCTCGAATACTCTTATCGGTTGGGGTTCATCATTTTTTCAACTTCCTTAATAAAAGGCAAAACCTCCTTATTGTAAATATCCCTTACCTCCACGTAGTCCTTGATACCAAGCTGTTTGAAAGAAGTTACCTTCATATCTGCCAGCAAATCGGGCAACATTACTGTAAGCGTCGCTTCAATATCTATCATATCCAAAGCGTCAGCCGCAGCCTGCGTTCTGTTTCCCAGCAAGGTATTGTAATATCCACGACCTAAAAACTGCTTTTGAGTTTCTATCTCATAATATTGTCCTACTGTAGGGAAGGACATTTTATATTCATGTCCCTTAATCTTAATTATCTTATCCTCCATAATCACAAAACATTATTCGTTACAAATATACGTTATTAATCGGTTAAATCAAAACTTAACTCTAAAATATTGAGACAATGTAATTAACGCTTGTCTTTCTGCATGTTCTTCTTCTGTCAAATCCACCTTATCAAGTTCAATCAATCGGTTTGTTATCTCGTGGAACAGCTTGTTGTCGGTATACTTCAATGCTATTTTCTTAATAGTTGTAGAATTGTTAAATTCTTCAAATATCTTACATTCCTTCTTATCTTTAGGGTCTGTCACTTCAATTTCCTCAATAGATAGAAAACATCTATATCCTAAAGCCGTCTTTACCAAATCCTTTTTCATAACATTACCCTCCTTCTTTATTTAAAAACATGGTCTATAAAAATCGTATTTCTTACCCATTCACCTTTATGTTTCACGAACATATATCCTCTAATTATTGCTGTTTCATTCATTTGGCTTGCAAAATCATATGCTGCTTGCTGGTCTTTACCAAATTCCTTGTTGATTGAACCGGAATTATTGTTGACATTGTATCTCAAACATGCCGGGGCTTTCTTTCTATCAGTAATCATAACCTTATCCTCCCTTCGTTACCAAATCAAATTTCTTGCAATAGCACAATTGGCATACTTCTTAACCAATTCCTTTTCCATCTTTTTGAACTTTGCATTATGTGTTGCATTACCTTCATTTGCAATGCAAATCTGATGCGCTACTTCATGGCACAAAGCATAGGCAGAACCGACATTGATTCTATTCAAGTCAATAGAGATTGATTTCGGTTTGTTAGCCACATATGAACAGCAAGCTCCACCCTTTCCAACTTTACAGAACTTCAAGGCAATTGCCTTAATACCTTCACTAACACAAATGAACTTGTACAACTCTTTGAGAACCTTAACATCGTTTTCCATTTTCTTATCTTTTTATTTGTTTGACTTCGTTTATCTCTTAATCTCACAGTGCAAAGATAAGATTATGTTATGACATACGCAAGTGCTTATGTGCTTTTAACATATAATTAACATTATATTAATTCTACACTTACTTGTACTTCTTTATCGTCTTCGCGTAAGCTATTTAAGGAAATGAACGACGACATTACCACGTCATCGTGACCACTTGCCGCCTCCAATTTCCCGTTATCACTTCTAAATGTAATAGAAGAAAATTCACCGAACATCAAGTCTACCGCCTGCCTTGTTTCCCCAATCGCATAAGGGCATTTTATCTGCCCTCTCTCAAACATTGCAGACAAAGAAGGCAATCCAGTATAGAGGTCCTTTTTGTTTCCTTCCGTTGTCGTGAACGGTTCTATATTCTTAAGCCCTCTTTCCTTTGCCAGTCCGGACAATATGGACTGGAAACCGTTTGCCTCACACCGTATCTTATTAGGGTGGAAAAGTCGGTCAAGCTGTACAATCTTATCTACCTGTTCGTTGTGCGACATACCGCGCTTCCGGTAATAGTACAACAAATAGTAGTTATCCATCGCATCTTTGCCCCATACCGAATACACTGTATAGTCCGCTCCAATATTACCGGAAACCGCAAAGTCCACACCTATATGTACCCTTGTAAGCTTGAAAGGAAAATCGTCTATACTTGACGCAAAACGTATCGTTTCCATTCCTATAACGCTACGCATCAGATATTCATACGGAAATATCGTTGACGTGTCACTGATAGGAACCACCAAGTATTCACGGTTGAACACAATCGTTCCAAGCTCTTCCTTTTTCGCCAATATCTGTTCAAACGTGTATCTGTCCGGCGCTAACGGTCTACCGTCCGGAAACAATATCGGATATTCAAAACAATAGAAACGCTTGTCTGCCTTCAATATCTGATACAATTCATTCGGTGCAGAAGAATAGGGTGTACCAGTTACAAGGAAATACCCGTATGGTTCCACAATCGGCTCTATTGTACCCTTCAAAAGTTCTTTCAACTTCTCCCTTTGTTCGTCCGAATATAGAGAGCTTTCGTCCGGCATATCGTCACACAAACAAGCCCCCACGTGCAGACCTCGAATCATTGAATCCTTACCTCGCACATGTAACGTACTTCCGGTTTCCGTCTTTATGGCTGTTTCTCCGATTGAAGCCTTGTTATAGGGGTTGAGTTTTTCCTTTATCAAGTCGTTTGCCTCTATCTCTTCCGTTACTTTCGCTATCTGCACCTTTGCCAGTGTAAAAGTGTTGGTAATATAGCATGTTTCTTTCCTGTTGGCATTGTCTACCGTGTCCTGTCTGTAGGCGGTCGGTCTTGTGTAGGACCATAAACGCCACAAAATAAAGGCATAAGACCATTGATAACTGTTATGTACAACCGTCCCATCCTCCAATAAAAACTTATGGTCTCCATCGCACGCAAAACCGTAATATTCACCCTCTCCAATAGGTTCAATTTTCAACGAAGAATAATCGAATTCCGATTCTTTTTCTCCTATATCCTTGACCTTATATCCAAGAAACAACTTTCTTATGTCTTTTTGTTGTCTATATACAGCGTCTACCTCTACATCGATAAAATAACCATTGTAATAACAACAGAGCAAATGCCCTTCGTTCACTTCATAAGTCATTCCTTTGGACTGTTCCACCCTATACATAGGCGCAATCCCTTTATGTAATTGCAGCACTGTACGCGGTGTTGAATCAACACCCATCACTTTATCACCAACTTCTATGTCTTGAATTTTCTTCAAAGACCCGTCAAACATTACAACCAATGTATCAGCACTCATACACTTGCCACTCGCGCGTGCGCATAGATAACAACTCCACGGATATAATTGCGTCAAATTGGACCACTCTATGTTACGCCATCCTAACCGAAACTTGGGAAGCATGGTTGTTATAAAATAATTGAGTGACAATATCTTAAGAGTATTGTCCATAGAGGCTTTCACGTTATCCACATAAGACAAGCTTTCCGAATCCATAGTACGGCCCAGATACAACGCCTTTTCCGACTGATGGACCATTTCTCTAAGCATGGTGTCAACGTCGTTTCCATACCCTTCAAGCAATTGGTTAAGCGCCTTTTCCGGCAGTCTCTCTATGATATTGTCTACTGCATTGTACAGATATGTAAGCTGGTTGTTTGTAAGTATTCCTTTTCCGTCACCTGTCAACATAATTGAAAGTCCTCTCTATATCTCCTCTCTTTCTTCTGCACCGTTTCCACACCTTCACCCCTTAACTTCTTCACGTAGGAAATAAACAACATTGCATTCGCATCCACATCATGTTGTGCCCTGTGCGCTTCCACAAGGTCTATGCCTGCATTCTGGCAGCATGTACCCAGCTTGTAGTCCATCTGTTCCAAAGACGCCATGTGTGCAAACTGCATCGTGTCTATGTAGTATTTTACGTAATTGTCTATATTATCGTTCATGTAAGCGAAGAAGTTTTTCAGAAACGGGTTATCGAACCCTACGATATTGTGCCCTGCAAGCGTGCACATCTGACGTGGGTTCTTGTATTTGGTAAACCATTTCTTGCATGTACCGTATATCTCTTTCAATGGTACCGCATTCTCGTCCTGGACCTCTTTTGTTATACCGTGTACTGACGTTGCTTCTTCCGAATATCCTGCAAGTCCTTCCTTGTAGTTATACGGGAATATCATTTCTACACGGTCTATTATTTCCAACTTTTTCATGTCTATACACGACATAGCCATTTCAACCAGGGGGATATCCAGAAACGCCTGTTTCTCCTTGCTTGGCAGTCCCCCGGTCTCAAAGTCATAGACAATCACGAAATTACTACTTGTTTTCATGTAAATAAATTTTACTCTTCCACTACCGGGTTATTATCATTTTCCAATACATTATACATCTTTATCGTACAATGCTTTTTAGGGGTTACCACAATTTCGTTTCCTCCCAAGTATTCGGGTAAATGCCCTCTCATTATATACGCCTGCACATCATTACGGGTAAACCGTTTCCCGTTCTGCTTCCGAAAATTGTCGTTCATCCAGATAAGCAATCCTTTCGCGTTTACATCTTCTATTAAAAATTTTCCCATACTTTTTAGTTTTTAGAAATCCAAATCCCCTCTTGTTTAAGAGAGGCTCCCGTATTACCACAAAATAACACTGTTTTATTTATATAATCCACACATTCAAAATCACCGGGCATCCAGTATTCCGATATGTAACAATTTTTCTGCTGTTTCGCCCAGTCATAAAATTCTTCATGACTAAAATTAGTAAAATACCCCTCGGTATTAATATGGGGTGGGTCACAATATATTACGCATTTCTCTTTTTTAGGTATTTCCAATTCCCTATAATCACCTTGGAAAACCTCAATATCACCCATCCCCTTTAGACTTTGCAAACTCCAAAGTCTTTCCAGTCGTTCCATACTTTGCAATCTCTGCAAATTATCGGGGTATTTGTATCTTACCAAAATATCCTTTATCGCACGTCTTCTGTCTTTAGTAGAAGAACATCCTTTAAATACATCTTCCAGAATTGATACACCCATATTTTCAAACAGACTAAAATCGTCAAAACATATCGCATAGTGAAAAGCCTTTTTATATGGTTCGTCCTGTTCACTATAACAATAGGTTCTCTGATTGTTGCCGAAAGAAAAACATAGTCTTACATACGCATCATCTTTCTTTAATCTGAAAAAGTCCTCCCTACTTATCCATCGGTTTTCATCCTTGAACTTCCCATTTACTGTATCAACGAAAAACTTTGCGCTGTCCGTTATATCATTTATGATAAACCTTTTATATTTCCCCGATAAAATAGCTGCATGAGTGACTGCACATCCCCCGGCAAAAGGCTCTACCCATACATCAGCAGAAGGAAGTGCCTCAACAATCCATTTAGCTATACGCGATTTGCTACCTTTATAGGATAATCCGTAATTCATATCTTCATCATTTTATCATCAGCAACCTTTCAAAATCCTTATCCCTTTCCTCCTCGCTCTTGTACACAACCCATAAATTCTTTATAGGGTTATCCTTGAATGACGCGCTTTCATCTTCCAGCCTGTTTATCACTATAGCCGGGTTCCCGTCCGAATACCAGTCCTTTTCATACGATATTATGAAATACTTCATAAGGGCGTGTTCCCCGTCACTGAATACAAACATCCTGCCTTTTGAACGTTCCTCGTATTCTTTCCATACCTCAACCTCTTTCTGAAATATTTCCGCTTTATCACTATTGGGGTTCTCCAGATAATCCACTATCATTCTGGATACCCTTTTTAGTCCTATAGCGTTAAACACTTCCGCACATCCTATCAATATATCAACATCTTTTTCCATGCTCTTTCTCCAAAAGTTTTTCTATCCTTTCTTCCGGTATCTGATTCTTAAGACTTTTTCTGTCTCCGAAATCGTATATCTGATGGCATTCCATACATGCCAGAACTATGTTTTCCGGGTCACAGCGCAAACCTGGGTGTGCTCCCCGGCTCAATATATGGGAGAAAAAAATAGGCTTCATTTCAAGTCCCAGCCATTTTCCGCAATGGAAACAATAATGCGGATTTTCCTCCCATACTTTAGCAAACACTTCATTAAGCCTGTTTTCCTCTTCCTTCAATGAAGCACGATTCAGTTTCAATTTCTTTCTATTGTCGTAGCATTCTTTGCATAACCATCTGTTACGGTCGTATATAAAATGGTTTTCCTTACAAGAAACACACGGTCTTACTTCTTCCTTCACTGTCTTTTTCATGGTGCAAATATAATAATATTATCTCACAACATAAAATTTTATTATGTCATTTTTCACAAGCCTTATAAAATATACAATCCTTGCATCTATTTTTGTCGAATAACCATCCTCCGTACTGGCTGCAAAGTATGAACCCCTTCTCCTTGTTCCAATACTTTTTCCTCAACATCTCCCTGTATCTTTCAGATAAACCCTCTTCCTCTTCCTTAAACGGGCTTATCCATCCTCTTTCTCGCTGATACTTGTTAGCTCTGAATACCTGGTATCTTCCCCTCTTGTTCCACTTCTCTATTGCCTTCGGGCCTATCAAATTATAGGGGTCGAATATTATTTCCTTGTATCGGCTGCTCTCTATCATAGACCCTTGAAACACCATATATTCCCATAATGCCCTATTAGAGGAAATCCCGGTCTTTTCCCAGAACTTTTCCATGAGTTCTATTTTTGACCGGGTTCTTTTAAAATTGGGAGTGTAGTTGAAAAGATATTCTATTATCCTTTCAATGGCTGTTTCAATCCTCTTGTTCTCCCCACAATCTTTTTGCTGTGTCATAATTCTTTTGCATATCATTAACCGCCTTCTTCGCATAAGTCAAAGAATAGGAATGTTCACGTGGATATTTGCCGGACTTCAAGCCTTCGTGATATTCTTTGGCTTTCTCTAACTTGTGCTCGTAATAGTCTATACTTTCCGGCATGGATAGATTAATTACCTTCGCTTTCTTGTCCCAATACTTGGCTACTCTTTCATGTTCGACAGCCTTGTCGCTGAACTCAACACTTTTGCCCATATTGTTCCAGGCTTCGTCAATCATTTTTCTATGTCCTCTTTCGCTGTGGTGTCCGACCTTGATAGGTTCTCCCAATGATAGGAAGTCTCTATCTTTATTGGATTTCTCGTAATACTCATTACTCTTTTGCTCTGCCGAAGCTGCCCACATTCTGCGTCTTTCTGCTCTTTGCTTCGCCCATTCCTGGACATTGAACCCGTCTGCACGTACTATCGAATAGTAATAGAATCCATCCTTTTCGTATATCAGATTGAAAACAATACATTCGTTTTCCTTTCCATACTTGGTTGTTACTTCGATAATTTCTCCCTTCTCATACTTTTCTTCACATTTTGCTAAAAATACATTCGGACAAAACTTGCTGTAAACGTTCATAACTTCAAAATTTTATTTGTTTGACAATCAAAAATTGTTAGCTTTTAATTCGCATTTCAACTCTCCGTTTTTATACATTCTTACAGAAGCAATCACTACCGTACTGGACAAATAGCGTCCAATATCTTTTCTCAGTTTTTGTTCCAAAGCTATAGCCTTTGCCATTGATTTAGTTCTTTTCTTCAATACCTTATTAAATCCGAAAACTATATCTTTCGTTTCAATCTCAAAGCTATATACATTTGAAAACAACACCTTTTTCAAATCTTCCGTCATTCTTTCTACATTTGATTTCATATCTTTTATCTTTTACTTGTTTGACTTTCTTTCCTTATCACATTGCAAAGATAATATTATGTTATGACATACGCAAGTGCTTATGTCTAAATTGTGGATTTATTAACATCATTTCACAATACCAATAATTCACTATAATAAAAATATTTTACAAATTACATAACATTTTATTATTCTATAATTAATCCAATTTGTAATTATTTATAACCAAAATAAAAGGGAGTTACTAAATTGTAACTCCCTAATTATCAATTGTTTATAATCAAAATTAAAGTTCCAAAGTTGATACGGGGTAAAGATAGATTCCCGATATAGAATACCCGGCAATGCCAGCTTCTTGCAATGAAAAATTTTGATTATTTACAAAACACGGATTCAACATGCACATAGTCTGTCCGGTAGGGTCTACTGCTGTCACCATCTTTGTAGTCGAATCCTGGCTCTGAATTGTCTTGCTGTAAATAGCAATGGCAAAACCAAGCTCGCCCAAAATCAAGGTGTCTACGATAGACTTGACGGAACCAAGACGGTGCATCATACCTTCCATTACTGGCTGCTTGAAGTCAATAAAGAATTGGTCTACCGTCCATGTGCATTGATACTGTACGGCCGGAACCTCCTGGTTAAGGAGTGAGCCAAGCCCTTGTACATTCGCACGGGTGATGTTTTCTGCAAATTGCAGATTACGAACAAACCCGGCTACTTGATTATCTATTTTAATATACGCTTTAGGCGCTGTAAAAACTGCCATAATCTTCTAATTTTTAGGGTTTGTTTTATCCACGAATTAAGTAACCTGTAAAGAACAACTTGGTGATTTCGTTATTTACCACAATTTTGTAAGTGGTGAAATAAGCGTCTTCCTTTCTTGTTGTCACTACGTCTTTGAACGACAAAATCAGATTGTCTTGTGCGTCCGTTGCAGTTCTTGACTGCAAGTATGCCACAGTCCAGTCTTTAACCGCTCCTGCTGTCAGTGTATTGGCGTTAACACCGTTTTCCTGTCCCAGCAAATCCAATGTCGCATTTACAATCAATTCCTTATTGATTTGTGCGACGATACGCATAAACTGGATAGAATAGGACTGTCCTTTTGCGTTGAACAAGTTGGCGTTGTCCTGCAATGTATTCACACCCTGCAAGATATTGAACTTTCCGGTGTAGTCGTTCAATACGGTTGTTAAAATACCGTATTTCAATGCCTTCTTCTTCTCCGATTCAGTCAATGAGTGTTGCAGTCTGTCAACTCCGATAGTCTTGAATGTGGGCGGTACATAAGGCGGTTTTCCACTGATACGACCCACAATCGCGCACAAGTTATACATTACACCCCACCAACGGATTTTCTGCGCATCGAATGCGGATACCACACCTGCCCCACCATGTACAAGCTGCACGAACGAACTGTCAAACTTTTTCGCCAAATCGATTTCCTTTGAGAAATCCGCTCCCTTGTCATATCCTGCCACATAGAGGAAATGCTGGAATTTGGCCGCACCGTTCATGTGTGTAAGATATGCCTTTGTCGTGGCTGAATAGGCGTTGTCTCCTACCTGGTCCAGAATGACATTACTATAGTCCAAACCTACAATCTGGTCCAGTACAGCGTTAAAGTCGTCCATGTCGAAACTTTCTGTACCTCCTGCCGCCAAAATATAAGGCTTACCTTTCAGTGCCGTTGTAATGTCCCCTTCTGTAATCTCACCATTTCCTTCTACATTGGTAGTTGAATCAAGTACGAACGCCAAAGCAAAATTAGAATCATTCTGTGCCCAATCCACAAGTTCTTGCATATTCTTGAATTCCGGTGATTCAAGAACAAGTTCGGGGTCACTGTTTTCCTGCGTGATGTCTCCGTAGGGTAAACCGTCGCTGTATGTTCCGGTATATGTACCTCTCCAGAACTGCAAAATCCACTTGGTAGCGTCTTCGCGTCCTGCGATAAAGTTCATACCGTAACCCTTTGTTAATAACTCGTCGTTCAATAACGAACCGTTGGCTACCAAACCTTCGTCCAATGTTTTTACCGCAAACGTGCCTCCTGATGCCGTCGCAAACGTCATTTTTGCACCTGTAGTTGTTGCTGCACGAACAAATTCAAGTTCGGAAATTCCTACTGCATCGGGGTTTGAAGGGTCCGGTGCAAACAGAGCTTCGGCAACTCTCCACCAAAGACCTCCCTTCATGAAAGCACGAAAATCCGCGATATTGTCGAAAGTATAGATAGCGTTCTGTCCCTGCGCATTCTCGCCATTGATACCAGCACCGCCACCAAATCCGGCTGAATACTTTCCTGTATCAATAATAAGGACTTTTCCATAGTCAAGATTTCGTGCCGGGTTCATTTCCCCACTTACAATAGTGGAGTAGACACCGGGCAATGAAATCTGCCGACCGTTGAAAATAAACGTTGATGCCATATTATTTTTCTTTTATTAGTCCACGAAATTCTGCAAGAACTTCCCTATCAAATCCTTACATTCATACATTTTCGGTATAAAGTTAAACATTTTTATTCCTTACACCAACTATTTAGTCACAATTTTATCAATGTCCGATTCTACACCGGGCAATTCATAATCCCTGCTATAATTGTCCGCACCCCATTTTTCGGCTGCTATTCCTGCATCCTCAAATGCAATCTTGTTAAGCAATTCTTCGTTTACCAGTGTTCCTACAATCTGGTCCAAAGTCAAGTCAAGCCTTACAGACTTTATGAAAATAGGAATAGGCAATACATTCTGGTTTGTCATTAATTCCGTTATTCTTACCTCTACCAAATCATATTGGGTAGACAGCCAGTTATAGGAACCCATTATCAGTGCATACAGAACTTCCGACATAATTATGCTTTCCAGCATGTTGTCCGACAAACACATGATTTCAAAGTTATGGAAACGGCTGTCTCTTATCTGCCATGCTCCGCCATCATATATCTGTCCGTTCATCTTGCCTATGGAATTTGCCGCCCCTGGGTCTGCCCCCGGTTCTCTTATTACATAGGCGGGCAATCCGGTATTGTCTTTCGGGAACTCGAACAATACCCTCAAATTTCTCGGGTTCGTCATTCCCCTTAAAAACAGTTTCTTCGCCTGGTCGTAAAAGTCGAAATTCCCTTCCTTCATTCCATTAAGAAGCCTGTATAGGAAGGTATTCTGTTCGTCTCCCTGGTGCAGTCTGTAATCTTCCGGTATATAGTTCAATATTGAAACTATAAACTGCTTTACTTTCACAATTTCAATCATAGTCCTTTAATTCGTTTTAATGCCTCGTCTATCGCCATTTCAGCAACATATTCTATCTGAGCCTCTTCCAAAGCCCTGTCCATAAGTTTTTTGGCCGTTATACCGCCATTGAACCAACTTGTAGGGTCTGACTTGTCACTAACCCTTCTGAATGTCATATACTGACCTCTCTTCTCCTGGTCTGAACTTCGAGCCTCAACCCTTACAAGACCTTCATATTTTGCTGACTTGTGCATGTATTCCGGTACGTTCAGTCCGGGTATATTTATTTCCTTCCGGCTTCCCTTTACTTGCTGGCTTATCGGCAAGTCTGCAAGCTTCAACGGCTGTCCTCCTGCATTACGTGCCATATCGTACACATCTTTAGGCATAACAGAGCTAAATATTCCGGATTCCGCTATTGCTCCGGGTGTGGCGTGTCTGAACGGTATTGTCAGATACCATCCTAAACCGTCCTTCTTTATCTTTGCCTTGTCCGAACGCTGGAACCCTATCTTTTCATCAAAGGGTGTTGCTCCTTCTTCCAGCATCATAGGAAGCGGCCCTGCTGCCCTTGCAGACAGCACGAATTCTACAGAGGTGGCAGAAGTCCGGTCTACCTGCATGGCAGACCGATATATTCCCCGTGTCTGATGCAGTTCAGAATCCACAAGCGCATTCCATCTTCGCATATATTCCTTTACCACATCATCAACAAGACGTGTTCCAAGGAATTCCGCTTCTTGTGGTGTCAATGCGAATTCCGCAACTGTTTCCGATATGTCAACATATAGAGGTAACATCCTACTCTTCCGTTATATACCTTACATCACACCCGAATTTTGCAAACAACATCTCTATAAAATCGCTGTCCGTTCCCGACAGACTTTTCCGGCTCAGTGTTACTACCGTTCCTATCTTATAGGATATCACGTCGTCCAATAGCTTGTTGAACCCTTTTCTTTGCGCCAATGTAACGTTAAACGTCACGTCCTTATATACATCTTTGGCGTGCAGTCCGTTTTCCCTGCAATACCTTTCCAATGCTTCTATATGCTTGTTAAGGTTATGTTTGTTCATAACCCTTGCATATATTACATTCTTTCTTTGTCCTTTAGACGCAATCGCATATACCGATTCATCGTCGTAATCTATCCATTGTGTAGCGGAATTATGGGTTTTTATCCTTCCTTCCTTTACATAATTGGATAATGTTGCCCGGCTTATACCAAGGACTTCCAAAACTTTCTTTGCTCTCACAATACAAAATATTTAAATTTGTACAAATCTAAACACTTTTCATCAAAAAAGCAAATTTTTACACATCTTCATTATATATCACACCGCTACCATCAAAATTCGGCTTCTCTATCGCTATAAGATGGCTCCTTCTTACAATAGCCTGGACCGGAAGCTCTATCTTATTCAGTTGTCCGCTTTTCTTGTCAGTGGCCCATGAAGCGCGTATCTCATGCGGCAAATCTATAACATGATATTCCGGATTATGCTTGTAATATACCGACACAAAACCATTTTCGGGCAAAGCGTCTATCTCCATGTCCAATATGATACAATAGGGGTTAACGTCGCTTACATGCCCCTTGTCCGTCTTTATGAGAGGCTTGTTTGAAGCTTCAAACAGATACATAGCCAATACCTGTACTGGTTTGTATGTGGTAAATACAAACGGTTGCCCCATATCATCATATCTTATAGGAAGATTTTCTGAAAAATACGATATCTCATTTCTGAAAGATATCCTGTCATAATAGGATAAATTAGCCTTGTCTATATCCCTTACCGTTACAGCCATTGTACCTAAAAGTTCCTGGCTCCATGACTTGTATTTATCGGTGAAATTAATTCCCGTTATAAGCGCCTTTGTGTGTATCGCATTCACGTAGAAATATCCCGTGCCAAAACAGTTCTGACAATCTGGTAATGCAGATTCTTTCCCATGACACGGACAACGTAAAGCACGCATTATCTCCACGTCGTAACCTTTGGCTTGTATCGCCTTGTCAAATTCCGACTTGAAAAATTCCGGTCGGAAATTACTCAATCCGGAAGACGGGGACTGTAATATGTTTCTTGTTTCTCCCATAACTTAGAATACTGCAAATTTTACTTCATCGTACACCAGCTTCAATCTTCCTACCGTTTCCTTTATCTCTTTCAGATATTCCAATATACGGGCCGAATATCCCGAAGATGTAGCAGAAGCTGTAGTATTTATACTTTGACTTAATCCGTCTATGCTTAAAGACTGTCCAGAAACACCAGCAATACCCAAAATTAAATCGCCCGAAATATTGAGTGGACCAAAAGATGCAAGTTTTCCTAACAGATTAATCAAGTCCATAGGCATCTGGTCTACGTCCCATCCGGTTATATACTGCACCCTCCAATAATCCGGTATATACTGGAAACGCTGCATACCAATTTGAGACGTTATACCCGTCAATATTATTTCCGCATTCCCCTGTGTCGTGGAAGACCCCGTAGGAACAACGCTCAATCTTCTTTTCCCTTGTCCCATACCGCTATCATATTGACATGATAACCACCCCTGCGGATATATAATCTGTTCTATCTTGTTAAGCATTCCAATCATGCTTAACGGCTCCCTTACCGGATATGACGGGAACAATATAGGGAATTGCTGCCAATAGTCCTTTTGGTAATAAGTCAAAGACTGGTCGATTAACTGCTTTACAAATTTCAAATTGAACCAATTCTCAACCTCTCTTTGTGCTGATTCTATATAGAAACGCATGGATTCGTCCGTGAATGATGCTCCCTGCCCTCCATCAATGGTTATTCCATATAGGTATGTCTGCCATATCTCGGCTACAGACAGCACAAGTCCGGAATTTTTCTTGTATTTTATCGTAAAAGTTAATCGACCCATCTTTGTAAAGTATTTTTATTTAGACAAAATCATATCTATAATTTCCTCTTTCTTTTTGCCTTTAAGGTCTTCTTCTTTAAAAGAGCCTCCGTCTTCTGTCATTGCAAGTTCTTTCAATTCGTCAACCTTCATCTTCTTAAGAGCCGTCTTTACCTCGTCGTCCTCTTCTTCCTTAATAGAGACTTCCTGCTTTGTTTCTGGTTCGGGGGCTACTGCCTGCGTCTCCTTGTTTCCTGCCTTCAAATCCTCGACGCATTTCTTCCATACTTCAATTTCCTTTTCTTTCTTGGAAATTTCAACCTTCTGTGCCTCGACGATATTCTTAAGACGTTTTATTTCCTCTTCATATTCCTTGTTCCCTTCTTTCACTTCCGAACGAAGTTTTTCTTCAAGGCGTGTTTTGAATTCCGGTTCCTCACCTTCCTTGTAAATATCGGGAAGTTTACGACTTACTATTTCTTGATAGAGTTCTTCCGATACTTCCGCTCTACCGTTAACAAACTGTACCGGGCCACCATTAAGTACAATTCTATGGTTGTTATACACCCGACTTTTTAAAATCACTTTTTCCATAATACGAACTTTTTAAACAAAAAGGGAAGGAGTTCAATTACTCCCTCCCTTTCACTTTTCACTTCTTAAACCTATAAATTTATATCAAGCTAATTACAAGCCTTCTTCACCGATATTAACGATGCGTACAATCTTTGCAGGCTGATACAATACCGGGGTACCGTAGTTCAGAATTGCAAAGCGCTTGCTTGGAGATGTAACAGCGAAGTCCATCTTCATGGTATCAGCAAACTGCAAGTATTCGTTAATCTGACTGTCATTGTAGTATACCAAAGCTGACTTGGTGCCTGCAATGATACGGTTGCGGTCACGTACACAATTTGCGGCTGCACCGTCATAACCTGTTGCCATCTGTGAAGCCGGAACCTCAAAGATAGGATAGTATTCAGTGTTTGCATTCAGAACTGCATTCTTCTTGGTACGGTATACCACGAAGCAAGTAGCCGGATATGCACCACCCACACCAGCAGTAAAGCCAAATTCTACTGATTCAGAAGCAGCTACAGCCTGGGCACCAGCAGATGTGATATTCAGAGGTGCAGATTCACCATAACGATTCTTTGCTGTTACCAAGTAGCCATAAGAGCCAGCATGGTTGCCGAAATTAGTCTTGGTATCGGCTGCATTAACCTTAATGGCAGTACCAACAACCGGAGTAACCGGAGCTTTAGCACTTGTGGCGCCCTTGCCTACCATAATAGGCTTGCGTTCGTCGAAGAAACGGTCATTCTTGATGTTAATCTTACCGAACTGAGTTGTAACGTCGTTTACAGACTGTCCCATTGTTGCACCAGTTACAGAGGCAGCAAGACCTACAATAACTCGCTTGCTTTCGTGGAACATCTTAACGTAGTTGTTGAACACAATCGGGTTAGAAATGATGCGGTCGATATAACCGTTATAAACGTTCACTACAACGTTTGCAGCGTCTTGAATCAGACTGTCATTCAACACAGAACCTTGTGCGTCGATAACTGCCGGACTGTTGAAATAACCGTCTAACAGTTGTTCAGAAGTCTTACCTTCTGCCGTGCCACCGTCCATTTCGTTGATACCCAACATGTGTTGACGGAAAACACCGTCGAACTGCTCGGCTACACAAGAAGAATCAGCGTCAACAAGACGTGTGTCGATAATGGTACTCAGAAGGATAGTCTTATTCTCGACTTCTTTCTGATACATGTCCATATTGCCAGCCAATTTAACCAACATTCCCGGATGTGTAACCTGTCCGGAAACACCCATGAACTTGGTTACGATTGATTTACGTCTGTATTGAGAATCGGTTTCCTGCGGAGTTTCACCTTCTGCATTGAAAATACCAACTTCCTCACCATACTTGTACAACTGGTTGTATTGGTGTACAGTGTTGTCAATCTTATGTTTAGGCATTTCCATGTAATAAACCAACTGGTTCATACGGTTGCCCAGAATCTTCAAGACTGAATCCAAGGATTCAACTTTCAAACCACCACCATTGTTGATTTCGTTGTTATACTGCATTCCGGTCTTAAGACCTGCTTCCATCGCTTTCAAGATTTCTGCCGAATCCATGCCGCCCAGTACATCGCCAGTACCGTTTTGATTGCTATAATTATACAAATCCATATTCTTTTTATTTAATAGAGTTTATTTCACGAATTTTACACCATTCTTTTCGTACATGTAACGTGCAAGATTTTCACCCACTGTTTCAGCGTCCGGATTGATAAGGTATGCAAGTGCATCACTTTCCAGTGACTTAGCGATATCTTCTGGTGCTTCTTCCAAAGACTTTTCAATAAGCTTTACGGCCATAGGTCTGTCTTTCACTACATTAACTTCGTATTTACCTGCTTCGTCCTTTCTTTCCTCGAAAGATTTCTGAATAGCTGTCATATTGTTAAGTCCTTCTGAACGGAACATAGGAGTAACGCCAGACATTTTGTCCAATTTGTCGTTAATACCATCCACTGTTTCCTGGAACTTGTCAATAGACTTTTGGAAATTCTCCATCAAAGGTGCAAATACAGAACCCAATGATTTCATGATGTCTTCCTTGTCGGATTTCTCCACTTTTTCACCTTCTGCATCCTTATCCTTGGCGGTATTCTTTTCGTCTTCCTTCACCTTTTCTTCGTCCTTAACGGCTTCCTTTTCCAGCTTATTGATATCCTTTTCCTCTTTGGTTTCGGATTCATGGTCTCCTGCTGCTGCTCCGTTTTCAGACTTTTCGATTTTCACGTTCGCCATAATGTACTCGTCAGAAAATCCCATAGACTTCATCAGAGATACGATAGGGTCGTTCAAATATTTTTCGTCCATCTTTATTAAACTTTTAATTGTGTACAAACTTATTTATTAACGGTTCTCAAATAGTCCTTTATAACGTTCAATCCTACATTACCGTTCAGATAATAATTATAAAGCTCTTGAAATCTTTCGTCTCTTTCCACTATGATAGGGTTAATGGTAACGTTGAAAGACTTGTCTATTTTTATATTATATCCGTCCTTCTGTAGCTCTACAAGAACGTTATTGAAACCGTTGTTAATTTCTTCTTTATTATCCTCTACGAAATCTACTGTCTGCACGCCCTTTACTATATCGGCAAATGAATTTGCATTTACGGGCGTCATTGTCATTGCTACGTTTGTGATAAGCGCTTTTGTCACCTTTTTAGGGTTGTTCTTGTCTCTTTCCAGCGCTCTCCCCTCAACGGAGAAACCTGGCTTCCGGTCGGTGCCGCTTGCAAGCATTTCAAGTGCCTTGTCATAAAAGGCTCTTGCTTCCGGAGATTTTTTCCACAACTGACAACGTACATAAAACTTGTTATTCTTTACATAAGCATCCAGTGGGTGCCCTATCCAGAACCTTGATTTATTGATAGGGCTTCGTGATGGCAAATGGTCTAAATTGATTAGACCGTGTTTTAAAAAGCGGTCTATTACAAATCCGTTGGGATTCATAGATTCATCCTCCGAATCTATGGAAGAATCGGATGCCAAACCTTCAAAAATCATTTTTTCGTATCTTCTATCATCACCTACCGGGTAATCCATAGGGTTGAAATCTGATTTTTCAAAGTTTGCTTCTGTGAAAAAATTAAATTTTGAATCTACTTCAAACATCTTTTAATAATCTGTAATCCAACGAATTGAAATAAACATGTTTCTGTAAATATCTAATAATCAATATATTACAATAACTAAAATATATTTACAGCTTTACCGATTCAAATGTATGGATTTTTATGCAAATAGCCAAAGTTTTATGCAAAAATTATTCACCCTTCGCTTTTAGATAATTATCCACAAACTCAGTATATCCTTTTCCATAGCTTCCTTTAATAAAAAGAAAGGGGCGATATTACCCCTTTCCGAAACGATTAATGCAATTGTAAACGGTATTTAGTCTGCTTGAGTGTTGCCATGAAATCTTCCACCCACGACTTTTCCCCTGCATATTCGGGGTTATTGTCAAGTCTTGAATAGAAATCCCTTGTACGGTCTATGATAAGGTCCACCAGTTCTATAGGGTCGTTGACCTCTATCTCCTCACCATTTATCTCCCCGTCCTTGAAACGGCCGAAACCGCTTTGTCCGGCTTCCATTATCTTATCCTCATAGTCGGAAAGCTCCTCTAACAAATCGTCCAGATACTTGTGCTTGGCATTGTCTTCCTCTTTCCAATGCACATTTTTTGAACGCGTCTTAACGCCTTCCAGGAAATTAGCGAAATCGGCAAACACCGTATACATACTGTCCTCCTTCTTTGCCTTTTCCAGTACATCGGCTTTCACCTTCCCCTCTTGAATCATTTCGGAAATAACACTTTTGAATACCATCGCGTCTTCCACAGAAGAAAACTTCATGGAAACCGTCAGTCCATCTTCCGACTTCTCTATTTCCTCGCTGTTCGTTTCTTCGTCCGTAGTTTCCGTTTCCTCGTTCTTTGCTATTCCGTCACCTTCCGGTCCTTTTGGTTTGTCGTCCAAATCTTCCTTGCAAATAGCATTCGCATCGTTACAGTCCATCGTCTTTTCAACTTCCTTACTTTTCCATTCTTCCGGCAATTCGCTTTCAAGACCCAGTTCTTTAGCACGTTTCTTAATCCACGCCTTAACCTTTTCTTTCGGCATGTCAGAAGCACCGGACAACTTAATAGCGTCCTTCAAATCCTGGCTATTTCTGATAGGATATTTCCCATTCGGCATTGCCTCTCCTTTCTTTGCCAAGTCCTTTCTTTCACTGTGTGAAAAATCGGTCTTGTTGTTCGCTTTCCGTATCTCCTTAGGGTATTTCTCGCACACGGACTTTACCACGTCTTCCGTCACCTTCTTTTCCTGGAAAGCCTTCATCACGATTTCTACCGGGCTGGGTTTCACTTCCAAGCCCAAAATCTTCTTGATATTGTCTTTCATGTCAAAGATGAAATCGTAGTCTTCCAGTTCGGTAACTGGGTCAATCCACATACTGCCGATTTCTTCCTCACCGTCAACCACCACGAAAGCCGGGGATTCATCATCAACGTGCCCCATAAAATAATGAATTTCCGCATTCTTCGTTTTGGCTACACCGACCTCCATAAGAGTGTCTTCCGGAACGTCTATTCCGGTCTCCTCGAAAAGTTCTCTTTGTGCGGCTGTACGGAAATCTTCTCCCTCGTCCACATGTCCCCCCGGTATGCACCAATCGGGTGTATAGTTCATGTGTTCCCCTGCTCTCTGTAAGATAAGCAACTTACCGCCTCTGAACAAAAGCACGTCCGCATACTTGACTACCCCGGTCTTTGCCTTCATGATATCATCGTATGCGCTTTTGGAAAGCTTCTTACTTTTCCATGCTTTCTTTGCTACATGAACTGCATATACATCCGCAATGGCTTCCGCTATATCTTCGTCTCTCTGGAATGCGGCAATGGACTTGAAAACCTTGTCCCTGTCTTTCTGCAATTGTGCAACCCGTGAAGTATGTTCCTTCAAGAACTCGTTGTATTTCTCTTCCGAAATCTCTCTTTCGTCCTTGTCAAGCAGGGAGAAGCTTTTCAATACCTGGCTTCTTTCGGCAAATTCGTTTGCAAGCTCTTCTGTTCTTGCTTCTATCTTTTCGGAGCGTCTCAATAGCTCCCTGTATTCAGACACCTTTTGTTCTGCTGTCTGTAAATGAAATAATTTCTTTAAATTCATAGCTACAAATTTTTCTGCTAAAATACGAATTTTGCACAATCTATCCAAAAATACAGACATTATCAATATAATAGGAAGTGTTTTTCTTCAATTCGGGCTTATAAAAATACCTGTTAAGCGTCTCCACCTTTTCTATCCGGTCAATCTTACCCCTCTTGTTCCCATACAGAACAATTCTGTCGGAAATGTTCAATTCCTTTACTTTTATCGGAACAAGGTAGTTCTTCTCATACGTCCATACCATTTGTTCGCCCGAAATCCTGTTAAGAACACCTTCCTTGCCTGCATTAAAATAGATGTTATATACTGATTCTCGCGGCTTCATTTCGCGTACATGTAAACCTTCCACAAGCGTATAGGAATGTCTTGTCTTTACGGCTTCATTAATCCTTATATCCTTTAGGAACTTTTCGCCTTCAAGCGTCCTTATCTCCACAAACCCGGTGTTGAATCCTCCTTCTCCCATAATCAATGCTCCGTTTTCAGAAACAAGCCTTCTTTTGTTATAAGCGCATATTCCGGCCCAGCCTCTATGTTATACAGTTTCCCTTCATACAAGGACAAACCTCTTTCCATTATCTTTATCGCTCCTGCACCCATATGCATGTATTCCGGATTGTCATTATAGAACTTTACGTATTCCTCCACATCCCCCTGTTCTATCTCTTTATCGGGACTTCTTCGACTACTTCCTCTGTTTACTCCGAAACAGTCTTCATCGGTCCATTCATCAAACGTCTTTTCATCAACAAGCGGTATCGTCACTTGATGCGGCATAGTGAACGAGAGATGTTTTGCGTCTTCACATACGGAGATTACTATCCCCTTTTCCAATACAACGTTTTCCATCTCTCCTTTGAAATCAGTACACTCTACACCCTTCTTGAATAGGGTCGTATCATTCATCATACAATAGAGCAATACATACTCGTCTTCCTTTATCTGGTCCAGACGTACCGGGATAACCTCCCAGTTGTACACATCCACCTCTTCCGTGCTTTCCTTGACACGTTCCTTTGTTACCCTTGTCTTCCGTAGGGTCAGAACCTCTACATCTCCCTTATATCCGAAAATCATACCTCAAACACTTTGTCTCCAACATATATTTTTACTTTACTTTTTCTCTCTATCTGTCTCTTGTATGGTTCTTTAGGCGGTTCAAATGAATGCGTCTCGTCATTCCAAACCATACCTTTAGGCACCTCCCTAAGGTCACAGCGGCAAAAAGGGTGAACACTATTTAACACTGGTTTCCAATCTTTAACTTTCCTCCCTATATTGTCCCCATTGCTTATAAGGTCTATAAGCTTGAATATCCTCGGTTTGCTTCCTATCCCTGCCGTTGTGTAAAACTTTATGCAGTGCTGGCACGCTCCACTGAATACCTCTTTATATACAAGCGCGTCCGCTCCCTGTTCCTTCATTATCTGCTGGGCTACCCCAGTTTGATAGATGTTCTGCATCTCGGTTTCCACTATACGCCCCCAATCACGGTTCCAGTCTTCCAAGGAATGCCCTATATTGCTGACAATATTCTGCACGGACTTCTTTTTCAGAACGCCTTCTATCATTTCCTTCTTTATCGTTCCAAGCTCCAATTGTCTTTGCTTCTCCACAAGGGCTTTCACCTCTTCTTCCGACACGGCATTAGACATTATCGTTTTGGCCCGTTCTCCCATCGTCTTTATATAGGAATATGTGCGTGTTGCTGCTGCATAATACACTTCCTTTTCCAGGGGTGTAAGAACCGCCCATTGATGGCGGTCTATATACTTTGTGAAATCGTCAAAATTGAGTGTTGATAATTGTGCTGGCGTGAGTTGCGCACTCAATCTCCCAAACAGATAGGATTGGAAATAGGGTGGTAACTTTTCTATCTCCCTTCTCCATTTATAGCCATACCGCCTTAACAAGGACTTGTCTTCCGGTGTCAACAGTTCATCTCCCATTACATCGGCTACAATCCTTGCAAGACGGTAGTCTATTATATCATACAGTTTTTGTATCTCTTCTGGTGAGAATATCATTTTTCAACCGTTTTTATCATTTCTTTTATAAGCTCCTTTATCATCGCGTCCGATTGTGTAGCGAACATGGTCTGTGCAAGCCCTTCATAACCGCATTGTATTTTCGGGTATCTAATAGGGTCTTTCACGTGTCTTTTCACTCCAATAAGACGCGATACCAAAGGTGTTCTTATACCATCAATTTTCTTTTCCGGCATTCTTCTTTCCCTTTATCTTATAACCGTCGTAAAGGTCTTCGTTAAAAATAGACATATCTGGTTTTGGAAAATAAGGATTATACGGGGCATTTCTATGAAATTCCCTGCCTTCTGGACCTAAAGCTGCAACTTCTTCCATCGTCCAACCTTCGCCCATTCCACGTTCTTCAATCTCAAACCATTCGTCAGCCGTCATATCAATTCCGTACTTTTTCTTTGCCATAATTTTACTCCTTTCTTTAAGTTTCTATGCAAATATACAAAACTGTTCAGAATTGAACAAATTATAAGTCTATTTTTTTAAGAAACCTATCAAGTTCTTTTTGATTTAACACTTTGTTATCATAAATCACTCCGTTATCGGAATTTCCGTCATACAATTTAACGGACTTAAATTTATCTTTCAACGGAGTTTCGATAACTTTCTTGAAAGATTCGGACGCTCCTTTATGTCCCTTTTTCGCCACTTCTGTAGGAACATACCGTTTCGTTCTCTCAAAACGTTTCTGTATTCTATCCAAAGCCGTACTGAAATCGGTTGCCACGCCTACCAAATGGACATCGTAACCTTGTGCCTTCAATTCATCAACCAATTTTTCAAGTTTTGCCGGGTTTCCAAATACAGCATCTTTTACAAAAGAAGATTTAGATTTTATATATTCCTTGTCTATCGCTTTACCTATATCCGACACTTCCTCATGCACATAAGAAGATGCCTTCTTCGGGTCTATCCCCTTCACTCTTTCATAGTCCGGTATCATATCGCGCATATCATCCACGTCAATAACGGGTAACTTGTCTATAGAAGGGTCTTTCTCCTTCATCTTCTTAAGATAATACCCTTTACCCGAACCACCACCACCAAGCATTAAGTAAGCACGCGGTTTTGTCTCAAATAGCATTTTCTTCCGATATTCGGACTTTATTTTATTATGTACTTTAATCTGTCTGTCTCGCTTCCACACACTACCTTCTTTATAAAGGTCTTCCGTTGTCTTGGTTAAATCGGCTTTCTCTTCCTCCGTAGCCTTTCTTTTCTTATAGGGTTGTCCAACAATGCCAAGCTTCCGGTTTACCGCGTTGTTCACATACACGCCTTGTTGTGCCTTCGCAATCTCCAGAAGACCGTCATACATTTCTGGTCTTCCCAGGCTCTTTTCCAAAAGAGCCTTGTTTATATATCTTTCTAACTTTAAATCATCGAAAGTTTCCATAATTTCTTATTTGTAAAGATTTTTTAAATAATAGTCAACTGCTGGTTTCATTATAGGATTGTCGTTAAACGACTTGTATTGTGCGAACGGGTCTTCCTCGTCCTCCGGTACACCTTCCGGCTGTTGTCCAGGCTGTGAAGCTCCGAACATCTTGTTTTGTTCTTCTGCCTGCTTCATCCCCTGGTATACCTGGTTAAGAATGATGTCCTTTTCGGGGTCAAAGTCACGTCCGTTGTACTTCTTGAATATGTCCTGCATAGAAACCATTCCGCTACTCAATTTTTCAGAATCCAGTTTTACCTGTGCTTCCTCGTCTTCCACCTCTATTCCGGTAAATGCAAACTCGTAGTTTTCATCCAGCTCACTCACAATATACTTTGTAATGACACCCTGCAAGAATATCAATAGAGGCTTCAATCCTTTTTCCCGGCTGTGCTTCAATCTTTCGCGCTGCCCGTCCTGTCCGAATATCTGCTGACTTTCCTTGAAATTGAATCCAAGTTCGGACGGGTCTATACGGTATACGGAACATGTCATTATAATAAGAAACTTTATCCATTCGTTAAATTCCATATCACGATTGCTAAGTTTCTGTAAATCAACCCATTCCAAATCAATACCGTTTATGACTGGGGTGCGGTGCGAATTCTGGTATCCTGCCATCGTCTGTGTCCATGCCTGCCTAAACTCCTGCAATGTGCTGTTTGATATGTTAGGATTTTTTATATTGATAAACCCTTTAGGCTGCGAACCCTGGCAGTTATGGACTGCCGTATAGTTGGCAAGGAATATGTGCTTGTCATTGAATACCTCTATATCATAAAGTTGTTCTTTCTCTTTTACAAGTTTAGAATTGTCCGTTACTTTATAGAAATGGTAGTTCAATATTTCCGGTACACTGCATCCAGCCTCTATCAAAACCCTTATGAGCTTACCTCTGCTTATCCTTCCACCTTTTTTCACATGATGCTTAGAAAAAGATATATCACCTCCCTTGTTGTTTTCCAGTATATCCAGAGCCAGGGAGTTAGGCACCAAGTCCCATTTGTCCTTTGTTCTTTCTCCTCTTGATATACCTTCATTTTTATAATCTTGCAAATAACCTATTTTATTAACAAAAGACATTACATCTTGAATAACAAGTGTTACTGGGTCATTATATCTGCTTTTACTTCTATTGCACTCTCTCGCAGCAACCCCAACACTTAACAACAACTGTAATATATCTTGTCTCAAATCATTATTCACACAACAAATAGTAGGAGTTTTATAACCCATTATATTTGCAGACGTGTGTCCGTCTGCCGAAAACAGACCTCTCAAAAACGCACATCTCAACTCTTCCGGCAAGTTAAATACGGAAACGGGTATCTTCTTATCTCTTGTATATCCGAATCCTATACTTATAAACCAATCAATAAAACATGTATCATATATGAATATATACGGATATCCATATTCCCCATCACTCCTTTGTGTAGAAGGATTACCTTTCTTTATACGGTAATTTATTCCGTATTTATCCAACACTTTAGAAAAATCACCAAAAAGTTTTTTATCTTTTGTATGATGTGGGAAAATTTCAAGCCTGTGTTCCAACCAGGTACCGTCCCCCAAAGCAAAGCCAATCATTTCCCAGAAATTCTTATCCTTCACCATTTCCAAAGAAGGTGTAAAGATTCTCTCCTTCTTAAGTACAGCTTCCTTTGTCGGGTTAGTAAATTCTCTAAAATATTCTCTTCCTATAAAATAATCCTCTTCGTGGAAATCGCCATAGGTATTTATATCCACAAGACAGTAATCGTCTGTAGTCAAATCCTTTTGTTCTTTCCATTTGGGAGACTTATCTTTATCCGTTATAGTCAAGAATCTGTGTTCTCGGCTTGTTCTTATCTTTAAGCCGTTATACAGTCTTGTTTCGTACAAATCATCTATTCTTGTCTTGTATGCGGATGCCTTGCAGTATTCCACACCGTCAAAAATTTCAAATTCTGTACCTACCAAATCTTTTATTCTTCTTAAACCCTTATTCGTCGTAACGAGTGTTTCTGGTGAAACACAAAAGAAATTCGCATTATAAGAAAAGCCCCATAATATCCAGGTAATAATGTTTACCAGCGTTTCCAATTCCGATACTCCATACCCGTTTCTTCTTACATCAGATGTCTTGTTTCTGATACCGAATCCAAGCTCCCACGGGTAATACAATATCGGTTCCTTCGTTATAGGGTTATGAAGAATCATTTCATCCCACACCATGCAGTAACGCGGCAAATGCCCCTTGAATCTGTACTGCTCGAAACCTTCCCTTTGTCTGGGGTCTACGCTGTCAAGAAAACGTATCAAAGAAGCGTCCACAGCGCGGAATTTCTGTAATTCCCACATTCTGTTGCGGACCATTTCAAAGGCCAACTGGTCTAATGTAAGACTGTCCGACATTATTTTACTTACAAATTCCTGCAAGCTGTCTACATTGTCCCATTTGTCCGTCCATCCTCCCTTTTCCAGGAAATCAACTATCTTTGAAATCTTTTTCTTGTCCTCGTTTGTCAATTTCTCATCCCCGGTAGAAAAAAGGCTCTTCTTTTTTCTGATTGTGAAGCCTTCCTTTTGCTCGTCTTCCGAAAAATCCATAAAGTTCATTATCTGTTCCACGCGTGTAGACACGATACTTTTCACTATATGAATGTCCCCCATCCGGCGCAATACGGAAAAGGACAGAACCCCTTTAGAATCCTTGAATCCTCTTCCGTTACCGGATATGTCGTTAGGGTCAAAGAAAACAGACTGAATTTTTGTAGGCTGTCTATTGATTTCTCCCAGATACAAATTAGCCTTCATTATCTCCCCTGCATCGTTTGAGTTTAACGCAGCCTGCAATTTGCTTTGGAATGCCATAGGAGCGGCCTTTTGCAGCCTGTCTATCTCTTCAATAGACAAACTCGAAAGACTTGCAATCAAATCTGGCTTTTCCGCTTTTTGTATTATCTTTCCTTTTCTCTTTCCCATCATGAATAAATTTTATGCTCCTGCCAATTGAGTTAGATTTACCGTCGCTTTCTTTCCTCCTTCTGCTGCCGTGACAACTGCCGTTCCGGTACGCTGTGCGCCAGTATTTGCATCCGCCACTACAGAATATTCAGTAGAACCCTTGGTAAATCCCGTACCACTCACTACAGTAGTGTAGTCAACCGTCATAGGTGAACCGTCATTCTTCCCGTTCACTTTCTTCTGCTTCTTGCTTGAAACATCGAATGTCTTTATTTCTCCTGCTGCTGCAAATGAAAGTGTTGTCGGGTCTGTAGTCAATGTATATTCATAGGTAACTGTCGCTGCAAACTGTGTTAACGTAACCTTTACCGTCTTGTTACTTCCAGTCTGTGTAATAGTAATAAAACCGTTATTAGCTGTTTCTGCCTTATTTTCAGCCGCCACTATACTATAATTCTCTCCATTAGATGTTTCAGATGAAGTCTGGCTAAATCCGGTTCCGGTAATCTGTGCAGTCGTATCTACCTTCTCGACATCACCAGACGGTTTACCGTTAACTTTTTTCTGTCTTGTTGAAACAACTTGTAAACTCTTCGTTTCTCCAAGCGCTACAAACTGTATGGTCTGTGAATTGGCTGTAAGCGCATAGTCATACGTCACCGTAGCCGCATTCTGTGTCAAGTTCATTTGTACGGTCTTTCCGCCTTCCTGTGAAATGGTCGCCTTTCCCGTTCTCTGTGAGGTCCCGGTATTCTCCTCGGCTTTCAGATTGTAATTGTTTCCGCTCACTTCATAGCTGAATCCCTCACCTGCAAGCTCTATGTCCGTAGGATAGCTTTCTGCCTGCTGTTTTACCCCGTTCAGAACTTTTGTTCTTGTAGAAGTCACAGTAACCAGCTTTTCACCTCCTGCACCGTCGAACGTTACCGCTGTCGGGTCTACTGTAAGCGCATATTCGTAGGTTACAGTAGATGCAGCCTGGTTGCATGTAATCTGCAATGTCTTTCCGCTTTCATTCTGTTTAACCGTCACTACCGCTTTTCTTGTCGTGTTGTTGGGGTTCTCGTCAACCGTTACTTGTCCTCCACCGTCAACCTTGAATCCTGCCCCAGATATTGAGAATTCCACTGGTACGCCTTCCGGATGTCCTACTGGTTGTCCATTCTTGAAAGTCTGCTTTGAAGACGTCACTACGCACATATCATCACCTCCCTTTGCAGGGAAATTGAGTGTAGGTTCTTTAGTCTCCAATACGTATTCCACAACTTCCTGCACGTCCGACAATACCGCGCCTTCTTCTCCGAATCCTTCCGGATATGAGATAAGCTTAACAAGCGCCTTAAACGCCCATTCCTTGAACTGTCCGATATTATAGGTGTGTCCGGGTTCAATCACGATACCCAGCCCCTTATAATATTCCACATCACCATGAAGGCTTTCTGTAACGAAAACCTTCATCTGACCGTCGATTCCGTCGGTTACGACGGTCATTTGGTGAACATTGTCCTCTGTTGTAAACAATAACCGTAACATATCCTTATGCGTTTTGTGCCACAAGTTCTTCGCGCCACGTATTGTTGTCGGTCATTACAACTACATTCAAATCCTCCTTTGCATCCAGACCAAGGTCAGTCAACGTGAACGCCATAGGTTTACCGGACATAACTTTTGTAGAGAGGGTTTTGCGGTCTCCTCTGATTACACCGAATCTTTCTGCGCTCTCATTCAGATTCACGCTATTAGGGAAATAAATGTCGACATCCTTCTTTGCCGGAACACTTGTTTTAATGGTGATTACACACGCATCTGCATCGTTCCATTCTGCCGTTACCGCAACAATTTCATTCAATCCCTGGGGGTCGATAATCAATTCCAAACCCTTTTCTTCCGCAAATGCTACAAGTTCCTCATGCATCACGGCTTCGCCTACATTCCATTTGAAACCAAGCTTCAAAAGCTCGGCACCGCCTTCCGGGTCTGTCACGTTTCCTTTAGGGGTAATTCCGCGCGGTAATTCGGTGATGAACACTTTCTTCTGGTCGCAACTTCCGTCCGTTACCAATGTCACATCAATATTCTTGTCTTCGTCCAAAAATCTGTATAGTCTCATAATCTTTTCTTTTTTAATGGTTTTTATTTACATTCAAATACAATTTCCTGTTCCACGGAACCGTCAGCACCCAGTACGTAAACCTGGTAAATGCCTTTCAAGTCCACTTTCTGTACACCCAAATCCTTCTGACACTCGAAACCCAGATATTCGTTCTTCTCCTTCATTGTCAGAATCTTCTTGTTGACAGATACGGTGCCGATAGTTTCTGGAATGTTGGTGAACTCGCAGAACTTGTTGTTATGCTTAATGCAAATCTGAGTACCTTCCGATACCTTCGCCTTGAAGTTCATCCATAACCAAGGAAGACCACCTGCATATTCAGCCTGCCACGGATATTCCGTCAGATAGGATTCGGGGAGAATACTGTTATAGTCCTCCTCACTGTTGATAATTCCACTATTAGGGTCCATCTTAATAGGCAAAGAATAGGTGGGGATTGCCTCTATCTCCTGCTGCAAAGCCTCGAAATTGCCTTGCAATCCCTGTGCAACCTGTGCCCCGGTATCACCGTCCTGTATTTGATAAAAAACTGCTTTTTTCATAATCTCTAAAATTTAAACTTTAAATCGTTATACCATACGAAATTATCATGCCAAATATTGTCTGTAGAGAAAATGAGTTGTCCCATTCTCCAAAATCCGTCTTTCATCCATTTGCCGAAGTTGTCCCAAACTCCTTTGGTAAGTACCCATACTGCCGGAATACTGAACTTCCCTCCAGAAATCCAATAATTGCGCATGTTCCATCTGTCGTGCTCCAGCACCCATACCTTCTTCACCTTTGGCGGCATTGTCTGTGAAGTACCGCCCGAATCTCCTCCAAGGTATGTGCCCGGGTTTCCTCTGTTCCAACCCTTGAATAGGTTCCGGGCAAATAATTTCCTTGCGCCATAGTCATTCTCCTTTCATTTCCTTTATCGTCTCCGGTTTCTTATCCCCGAACTCGTCGAAATCAGACAGATATTTTCTAATTCTCTGAGGTACCAAAGTAGGGCTTACCTTTGCCGCGTTCTCCACGATTGAGATTGATTCACGTATTATAAGCGCGTTACACACCACGGCACGGAACCATGCGTATATCTCCACATTGCCGCCTTCCACAGTAAAGTTCCCCATCACATGCGAAACAATCAGAATAGCGGAATAAATGAAAAGCTTCGTGATAATCATTGAAAAGCCCTTGCTTGAAAAGTCCTTGTTCTTGATATGATATACCCAGCTTACAAGTGTATCTATCACTATAAGAATCATTAGGTATTTCAAGAACTCCCAGTCCCGAAACACATATTTCTCAATGAAGGATGCCGTGTTGGAAAAAGAGATAGGTATGCTCAGCAACACGGGAAAATATAAACTCATTACGTATTCCCTTATTTTATGTATTTTCTCCATAATCATAAGACAGAATTTTAAGAAATGGTGTATGCAATATGTACAAGTTTACTCGGTGATGCTTCCGGGTATTTCTTTTTCAGATATTCGTAATGTTCTCTGATAACCCTTTCTGCCTCTTTAGGGTTGTGTCCCGATTTTGTAGCGGAAACCACAAGCTTTTCAATTGTAGGAAAGCCATCTTTTCCTTTCTGCTTGTCTTCCTTCGCGGTCTCCTTTGTCTTGATTCCCTGGCGTCGTACCCATCCGTTCGCGGTCTTCACATATTCTTTCCCTCCCCAGCTTTTTACGGTTCCGATAGGTTCACCCTTCCGTGCCTTCTCTATATCATCAGATACGCACATTCCGGCTATGCCCTTGAAAATGTTTAGAGGGGTTTCCTTGTATCGCAACATGTCCCGGTTCTCGGACATTGACTTGAAGATACCTTCCTTTCCCGGTATCACTTCCACCTGTGAAGGTCTTATGAACATAGGTTCTTCCTCGTAGAGGTCATTCAGCACCTTAACCGTTTCAAGTGATTTCCAGTCCGCAGCCGCACATGCTTTCTCGAACTCGTCCATCTCGTTGTTTTCTGACTTGTTCAAAACATCAGTAGCAAAAGCCGCCACCTGCTTTGCCGTGAACGCCTCATAGTCGTTGTCAATGAGAAACTGTTCAAATTGTGCACGTCCGAACACTTTCTCTTCTTTTTTATTATTATCCATGAATAATGCCTTTTTAAGTTATAACGAAATTGCAATTACAACGGTAAAAATAGGCATTATCATTCAAATAACCAAGCTTTTAACTTGAATATTTCCCCAGTCCTGGGTATTTATACTTCGCCCTTATAGGATTGTCCTTTACATACTTCCGTCTTCTGTTTTCTACCCGTTTCCTGGTCCTTTCGGTTTTCGCCAAAGCCTTTTCTATCTGTTCTCGTCGCTTCTCGTTACGCGCTATGCGTTCCCGTATCATCTGTTCTGCGTACAGTTCTACGTCCTCGGTCTCATAGTCATTGTATATGTATTCACTTACCGTTTCCATACTCTATATGCTTCAAATTCATTAGGGTTGTAATTTTCGTATTCGGGTGCCTCGTGACAGCGATATTTCGCCACCAAATCAATTCTGCTGTTTTCTTCAACCTCCCTTTGTATTTCAGACTTATAAAAACGTTCCTTTTCTTCTTCTATTTCCTTTTCCTTCTCGAAATTGTCCTCCCAGTATTCCAAGTTCTTTTTTAGGGTGTAATAAAAACTCAACCTCTTTTTGCACGGCAATTCCTTTTCTCCACACGTTACAGTAGCACTTCTTTTTGCTATTCTATTGAACTCCTTGTCTTCCCACAAATAACCCTTTTCTTTTCTGAACCAAACTCTTTTGAGATAATAAACAGAATCCTTTACCCTTGAAACACCTTCTTTAATCTTCTCAAATCTTCTTGCAAATATATTCTTCCATTCCTCCCTGTCCGGCAATGCTATCGTATAGTTATTCAAATTAGGGTTGTATCTCATTGATTTAGTCGCCTTTTCCGGCTTCATGTATACTCTTTCTCCAAAAATCTCTTTCAATGCCTTTATAAACTTTCTCACTGTGTCTACACTGCATTTCATACGGCTTGCAATACGTTTAGGGCTTTCATAGAACGATACTTCGCAATTGTTCCATTTTATTGCCTCTAATGCGTGCTTATGCGCCATCTTTACAGCCTTTTCATAAACCTTGTCATAATCCGATTCCTTCCAGTCCTCGTTATTGTACAGCCATTCAACTATCTTTAAAATCTCGTCTTTCTTTGATTCCTCGTCATTCCATACGTCCAAATTATACTCTGCAATCTCTTTACAATACTTGTAATATCTTATCTTCTTTGAAATGTAATTCAATATCCTTGTAAAAATAGGAGACCATTTTACCCCTTTCTCCTTAATCACATAACGCAAATAATCCGGTAAATACATCTCTTCCGTTACATCCTTGAAATCCTTGTTTATGATTGTACATACATCCTTTTCGGGGAATTTAATGTAGTCATTCAGTCTTAAAAACTTGATATAATCCTTCGCTTTTCTGTAGGAAATACCCACTTCTTCCGCAATCTTCAATGACAGTTCTTGTGTAGTAAAACTTCTTTTCCAAAACGTCTTATACTGATACTTCTTCTGATTTCTCTTGCAATACTTGTTGTTTATCAATCTAATAGCGCACAATACGCAGCAATACTCATAATCCTGGATAGTCTGTATATTCTTAAAATCCTTAATAGGAGGTTTAATCTTTTCTGGAATGTCCTGGCGTGATGCCGATTTTTCTGTATCTTTTTTCATTTTCTATAGATTACGCTTCTTTTACAAAATTTCCATTTTTACAAATATCTTGCTCAAGGATATTAACGCCTACAAACACCTGCTTACAAAACAAAAAGAAAAGGGGAAATTTTTAAAAGCGGTATTTGTAAAAGCGTAATCTATAGATAACCCCTTTTCTTTTGCGGTTCCCAGCTCTTTTCAGAACTGAGCCGCCATTTGTTTAAGCACTGCAAACATAGGGATTATTTTTCAATCCACAAAATTTTTTCGAGAAAATTTTTGCCGGGCGCGCCTTTTTCCCAAAATCCCTTCTTGTTTTCGTCTTCTTTCTTTCGCTTCGTCTCCCCTTTCTGTTTTTACTTCCGTTAACACTTTCCATATCTTACTTTATCCCCCTTCCCCATTTTTCACTCTTTCCCCTTCCTCCCCCAAACCCCCTATTGCTATATTGCAGTTCTTCCTCCTATTAATATACCCGTAAGGGTAAAAGAAGAAAGGGAACTACGTACCCCTTTAGGGGTTAGATAATACCCTTATGGTAAAATGTCAAAGTGTTGATTTCCAGATAGTTATAAATAGTAATAAATATTGACAGAAATTTCCTCGAAAAAGCCTACCTTTACACGTGTTTAATCTTAAAAATTGTAAAAATATGAAAGTAGTTTATGAATCGAAAATTGCGAAAATTATCATTCCGAACTTTTCCGCAATCCTAATTTTTTGCTGGTTGCTTTGCAAGAAAGCAAAAGAGTATTACGACGAAGAATTCTTGAAACACGAAGAGACCCACTCCTACCAGTGGAAGTCATTGATGATACCGGGCACCGTGCTTTTTAGCGGTCTTGCAGGCGTTTTCTCGTGCCCCTGGCTACTTCTCCTTATCCCGTTGACGTTCTATCTGTATTACGCCCTGGAATGGCTCGTACGTGTAATAGGAGCCTTAATCAAATATCACCCAGGTTTCAGTGGCGGTATAAAGAAATGGATTAAGAGAATCCAGGCTATAAACCATGACTGTTACCACGCAATCGTGTTTGAACAAGAAGCGAACGCAGTAGAAAAAGGAGTTGTAGATTATGGTTTTTTGTCATTCTTCAAGTATTATTAACTCGGTTGTCAAGATTTAGAAAAAGAAAGGGGTCGTTTCACAACGTCCCCAGTCTGTTGGGTTTCGCCAAACCCATGATTCTTACTACAAAACAAAATTGAATAATTATACAAATTGAGTGTATATTTATACTATAATTTTCTTTATGGAAACCGCGTTCCGCTTGATATTCCCGATTTTCCGGCAAACCTCATTCGTAGAAATATCCCTATAGGAAGACAGTATTTCCGAAAGTTCGGCAATCTTATCCACAATCACGTTCATTTCCTGTAACCGTTGCCAGCTTATGGAGACGGAAAAATGATTTTTAATGAATTCGTCACGGGCTGTTCTCGCTTCTTCCACGGTTCGGAAATAACCGATATTGTACTTCTTCTTTTCAACCTCTATTATAACCCGGTACGGCTTGTTTTTAGACCGCTTGTCATAATAGTAGATATACCTATTACTTCTCGGTTTCATTCTCTGAATCCTCCTTCTTTTCGGGAACCGGGATAGGTCCCAGGCAGTGAACAAAGATGGCTGTGATAAACGGGGAAATGATAAGTGCCAGAAGCATCCATACACCGAAACTTCTGTTCATCCTTTCTGCCGTAGAACCTACCTCGGCACACAGCATGAGATGAACGATAAAAATAATGATAGTTAAAAATACGATACCTGCATTCATAGTCTAATCCTCCTTTATTTAAATTCGTTGATAATTTTTACTGCATTTTCTTTCAGACTTTCTTCATTTGTCTCGTTTCCCATTTCCTTGCTGATTAGGGATAATGTGCCATCCAGGTTCTTTCTGTATACGGCAATCATACTCATACTTTCTCTTTTTGCCGGGTCATATACTACCCGGTAGTTTCCTTTGCTTAATGTTCTCATTTTAAAATAGTGTTTATGACGTTGTTAATAGTAAATTCTTCAATCTCTTTTATGTCCTTTTCAGAGCACAAATTCTTGTTTTCGGTATATTCTATGATATTGCCGTAAAGAATGTCTATAGGGGACGGAAAACGGCTTATTTCTGCCACTTTCCATATTCCGAACTTGACTGTTACATATACCTCGTATGAATCGGGGTTCTTGAAAAAGTCTATATTTGCCATGATTGTAAAGATTTTATTTGTTTGACAATTAATTTAGCGCCCATTCAATGGCATGTTCGGCTGATTCTTGATTGGGATATATAATACATTCATATTCGCTTGATTGATAGAGGCAATATCCCAATTTGTTGAAATTGTCTTTTACTGCTGATTCAAGGAATTTTGGACAAATTTCTTTGCTATATTCACCGTTAACTATCTGCCCTCCCATTGTTTCAATTACGTAAACTTCCATAACCTTATTTTTATTTGTTTGACCTAAAATAACTGTCTCCCTTAAGAAGACACTGCAAATATAGGTAGTTATTTAGACATAAGCAATTGCGTATGTCATTTTAACATAAGATTAACATATCACTCAAAAGAAAACACCCGGAAACATTTCTACACGAGAAGCATAACCGGGTGTCCGTCAAACAAATATATAAAAATTAGAGAAAGAAGGTTCTAAACAATATCGGGATAGAAATAAGGCGCGTTATCCCAGTCATTAATGGTGTCTTTAAGTGTTTCCCAGGGAACAAAGATAGTATGGTCTGAAAGGGCCGCTTTCTTGTTCCCGGTCCAGTAGATGGAAGAAAATACCGGGTTTTTGGACTGGACGATACTTTCAACAGTGCGCCCCTCCATATCCTCAATAATCTTATGATAGGCAAAGGAACTGATATTCCGACCCAGTACAAGGCAAAGGATATCGCCAGATTTGCACTTTAGGGCGCGCGCAATCTCCGTTCTGTCCTCACCCTTTACATTATCATTGTCACGGAGCAAAACAAGCTTGTTAGAATAACAAAGCCAATCAATGTACTGGCTTCCCCCGTCGTATGTAAATTCGTTCTTTTTGCTCATATCAAATCTTTATAATCGTCTTCCATCCTTTTTATCTCGCTTGTCAGTTCCTGGCTTAAATGGAATAGGAATTGTTTTTGATTGTCTTCCATCTCGTCCTCATTACAACTCATCTTCCTGGAGAGCTGGTCCAGATACCGGATAAACCGCTTTCTCTGGATAAGGTCTATATAGGAGACCACATAAAGAAGAGCGTCCATTCTTTTCTGAATTCCCGTAACCGTCCCTATGCACCACAAAAGAAGGGTGATAAGGACTACTGTAAGAAGAACGAGACATATAAATATCGCTGTTACCATAGCTGCAAATATATAAAAATAAAACAAATAATTAATACTAAAGAACGGTCAAATTTTCGTTCTTGTTAATATATACGGGTCTCGAAACAAGGGAACAAGGAGAAATGACAACATATTTCCCCGGACGGACCTTCCGCAATGTCATTCCCTGGTATTCGACAATATGTCCGACCCATACATAGCACTCCTTCCTAATCATTAAGAATTGATTTAATCTCAAAGAGTTTCCTTTCCGCTATTTGCCTTGTCGGGAAATAGTTGAAGTTTCCGTACCGCATGCGGTCTTCCTCGGAATCCATTTCCGTAGCTGCGAGCACTTCCATAGAATCAGAATTAATATAATAATAGGAATTGCCTTTTACAGCACGCCAGTGAAACATTTTAAGACATTTTTCTTTCTCATCATAGTATAACTTGTTTTCAGAAAGAACGTTGTTCATAAACTTCTTTTCTTCTGGTGTGGAAAATCTGTACCCGCATTTCACATAGTCATAGAAGGAAGAAGTATTTTTTGGAAGATGGAAACTGCCGTTTTTATAATAGGCATGGAAGTACATGTTTTCAAACAACGGTTCTCCTTCACTCTCCTTGTATATAATTATCGTACCGTCTTCATGTGTCAGACAATCGCCGTCATTAAGTTCTGTTAACTGGTAATCTCCATTATGGATGGAAATAAAAATTCCGTTTTTGTCATACAATACCTTTTTCATAAATGTAAAATATTTTTATTTAAAAACATAGTTAATCAAATCAGAGAGCCAGGACATTAGCTGTATCGTCCAGAAGAAAAGAAGGGTACAAGTGAGTGCACCTACTCCGTACCAGAAACGTACCCACCATTCACGATATCTTGACTTCAATACTTTATTGCCGAAACGTCCGTGAAAGAAATTTATAAGTTGCTTTTTCATGATATATAAGTTTTTAGAATTCAACAAGGAGAAGAGGTTTATGGCTTTCCCTCTCTCTGACCCACATATAATTGGAACCGAAACCGTAATCAAAAAGAGAATTGAATGTAATCGGGTAATTCGCAGAAATGAATTTCATTGCCTTTCTTAATTCTTTTTCGTCATTACATTCGGAGATTTCGTTAAGTATATTGACATAAATAGAGATTGCTGTTGGTGAATGATAGGCATTCAACGGGTTTTCTACAATTACTTTCATAATCAAATCCTCCTTTATGTTAATATATTTCATCCTCATGCAATAGTTCACAGTAAGCAGGAGTTTCAGCGTCCGTATGCTTATTGGTTATAAGAACCTCGTCACCATTGGTGTATATCCGTGTAGCAAATGCACCGAAAAACAAACTTTCTTTCATACCGAACAATATTACTGCATCATCATTTACATTTGCAAGTGCTGCAATCAATTCTTTCTTTGTCATAATCTTATTTCTTTAATTTGTTTGACCTTGTTTCCTTATCACATTGCAAATATAGGGAGTTATTGAGACATAAGCAAGTGCTTATGTCATTTTAACATAAGATTAACATAATCTTTCTTTCAGTGATATTTTATTTTTCAGAAATAGAAGAAAATGATATGTGATTATCAAATAGTTAGCCTTAACTCTGAAAATTGCGTTGTTTTTCGGTGTACAATAAAATAAGGAAAATGAAAAACCGGGAACCGGACAAAACACCCGAAATTCCCGGCATCCCGAAAACAATCAAATCACCTCATCACTGGTCCAATCATCAGAACTGTTAATTTCGTTTTCATCCACCAAAGGATAAGGATAAACGACATCTTTCATAACTGCTTCACCTTCCGAAAGCATCATGATAGGAGGTACAAGCATGTTGTACGTCTCTTCATGTAACAACGCCTTCATGCCGTCATTACTCATTCGTCTTGTCTCCCAGTCTTTATCGAACTGTTTTAGTTCTTCTATAGGTATAGCTAACCATTTCATATTATTCAGTTTTTACGTTTCAACCATTCTTCATTAAGTCTTTCCTTCTCGGTCTCTATTTCTTCTGGTGTCAAAGATTTGTTGTAAAGAGCGAAATAATAGATAGCTCCTTTCAAAAGTCTACTGTCTCCCTCTCTTATAATACCCAAAGTCAATGTATCAGTATCGTCTGCATTGCCTACCGTAATCGTACTCCCATTATAGGAATTTTTAGTTTGATACGAAACGGAATCTTTTAAATTTACAGCCAGACCAGACGTATATTCACTGAAAGAATATGTGGCATTATTTCCATATTCAAAAATGAAAGCTCCATTACCAGCAACAACTGATTTTGAAGCAACAACATTTTTAGTATTGTTTTCAAGTACCCTCCTGCATATTACTGTATAATCGTTAAGAATAGGAAGCCCTGTGCATATACCGTAATCATCCACACCATCGAACACAAGTGCGCCCTCATAGGCTGATGGCAGTTGGGTAATGGTAACTACGTCGACAGTATTTATAGTGAAGCCTGCGGTTATTCCAGACGTACCCTCTTTGTAACATAGAGGAAGTGTGTATATACCATCTTTATTATAAGAAATGTTCTTTTCAAGACCTTCATTGTTTCTATAATAATACAATATTTGTCCAGAATTAAGACCTTTGATTTCTATAGAATAAGAAGGAATATCGGATTCCAATTGACTATAAGCAATTGTTGCATATCCTTTATTTATCCCGGCTTCCTTATGTATTGAAATAGAATTGGAAGTTGTATTACTTCCGGTATACTTTGTAAAATCTACCTTATATTTCCCGAACCCAGAATTAAGTGCATAAGCGAAATTCTTAAGAACCATTTCATTTCCTTTTACCCCTCTAATAGAGGAAGGCTTGTCAATATTGGACAACCCGGACATAAACCATGCGTCCACCATAGCCTTATTGAAGGGTGGAATAGGAGGACCAGCCTTGCCAGTCTTCCTACCAAACAAAAGACTTGTACCAATACCAATCATAACCCTATATTAAATTGTGCAGTAGTACCAGTAACAAACACCTTATCAATAAGATAAGGCATAGGAGAACCCATATAAGCGGAAATCTCGGTCTCGGAAATGGTGTATGTATCTGGACCAGTCTCACCGATAAGGTGTACTTTGACAGTACCAGCAGTCAACGGAATAATAAGAAACGCCCTTTTATCATCGGGAACCAAGGTGTACTTTGACAATACCACATCTTCGGCTGGTGTGCCGACCTCGAAAGCGCGTGAAATCGCTGTTATGCTCTCAAAACCCTTGTTATTTGCTATGCTTACTTTAGTAGGATACATAATTATTTCAATTTAAATTTACAAATGATAAAAATACGAAATTTGCAAAATCGCGGCTACAGTATACTGTAGTATCGATTGCCCTATAAGGGAGAATACTTTCTGAATATAGTAAAATATATTTACGCACTAAATAGCGTCACTTTCTTGCCGTTGCATAGGTCCATAGTGTCTACATGCAGCCAGCTAACACCGTCCTCCAGTCTGATAGGATAAGGAAGCTTGTCGGAATCGTCCACAATGATTTTCCGTGCCGCTTCCGCTTCCATACCGGAAACTGTAATATCGAATGCACGACCCAAGGAGTGCGCGCTCATATACGGCTTTTCAAGCATCGTTTTTTCCTTGCATAGAACGCATACATTACACCGCAAACCACGCTGGGAATAGCTGCCTCCGTTATTCCAGTTGTTGATAATGAAGGGCTTGCATAGGATTTCCTCCCTCAATACAAGAAGCGTTTCCAGTGCTTCGGTTGTAAAAAAGCTCCATATCTGCGATTCTGAATACTTGCCGTATACGTGGGGGCATACAAGTTCTGGCAGCGTAAAATACTTTTTCAGTCTTTCGATAATCTCTTTTCTTTCCACGTTACTAAAATTATTTATTTTATTCATCAAATTCGTATTTATATCACAAAACATTTACTCTGATAGGGTTAAACGCTAACCCACTACCGATTATCTGCTGTACAGCAGAATCACCGAATACTTTTCTTACTATTCCGATTGAACCGTTTATATCTGCATTAATCAATTGATTTACAGACGATTGGAACAATCCGCGTTTCTTTCTTTTCCCAAGGTAAATATCATGTTTTTCAAAAGATTCAAAAGCCAAGTGGTCTACTTTGGATGTATAACTTTCTTCTGTTATTTTTACATCAATACCGACTAACTTTGCCTTGTAGGAAATTTTATCAATAAGACTTGAAAAAGGAATTTCAACAAATTTTTGATTGTTCTTATTTCCAAGATTGATATTCTGTTTCCAATTCTTATTAAGACCTATTGTTATCGTACCTATATCGTTCTTCTTGCAAAAATCAATAATAAACCTGCTGATTTTATGTATTTTATCATTAATCCAAAGATTGCGATAACAAATCAACCTCTTTAATCTTTTTGAGATACCCTTGTCTCCTACAAAAGACATCCATTTTGCTTTTGTTTTGTTGAACCATTGATTAAAAGATTTGACAACTTTTCCGTTTACAATGAAAAACTTCTGGTTTACATTGTTGGTACATGTACATAAATTGTTCAATCCTAAATCAATCGAAAGGAAATTATCTTTCTGTAAATTAAGATTTTGTTCCTTTCTTTCATAAATCACTTCCACAACATAACATGTTGCTTGCGGCACTATCCTTACTTGTTTAAGTTCTTCTTTCTCTACATTGGTTTTTATTGGTTGTATAATGTTTTTAATAAAATGAATATATCCATCTTGTTTTACTCTACAAGAAGCAGTAGTGAAAACAATCATGTTTTGTTTCTTGCTGCTTTTGTATTTCGGTAATTTGGGTTTTGAGTGAAACTTTGAAGGACTTTTCTCAAATTCCTTAACACTCCTCATCCATCCTTTTATAATTGAAAATACTTGTGCTATCACTTGTTGAGAAATAGAAGAAGGCAAATTTCTGAAATCAAATTGGTTTTCTCTATTTAGTTTTGTTGAAAATTCATATTCTTTTAAATAACTATTTGAGAAGATGCGTTGCCGGACATTATACAAAACATAGTTGTACAATAATCCGGACTTGTGACAAACTTCCTCAAATCGGTTATCCTTAATAATATGTCTTTCAACTAACCTCATTGTTTAATTAATCTTATTGTCAGAAATTTCATATTTATTCTTTTTAAATATAAACAATAAATATGAAATAAACAAATTATTCGCTTATAAAATAGGGGTTGCAGCTATCTGAACCAGGCTTTCACCCCCAGCCATAACAGACTTGCAACCCCTACCGCCTTTGTTAACCTTTAAATACAACGTGATACAACCCTACCAGTTATCTATCACGTCAACAAAGATAGTGTTTTTATCTCAAAAATAAGCTAAAGTTCAGAAAATAATCGCTCGCACTCTTCCAACTCCTTTTCCATTCTTTCTTTTATAAGCGGAAAATAGGTTTTCGCCATATCCTCGTCAATGTAGAAATAGGAATCGTAGGAGTTCGTTATTTGTATCTTTCCCTCCATCTCAAACCTGGAAATATGCTCTATTTCCTTTTTCAGATTTTCGATTTTATTGTATAGCTTATTTGCCTTTGTTAATTTCGACTTGTCCATAACTGCTTGATAATAAAGCCCCATTTCGGGGCTTTTGTGAAAATAATAAGTATATAGAAAGATTTATTCTACAATTTCCGCATCGCTTTCTGGCTCGTATTCCTTCTTTTCTTTTTCTTGGATAGGGGCGTTCTTCCATTGGTCTATGAAGTGCTCGATTACACGACGTCCGTCAGTCACAACCTTTTCCAGTTTCTCGTCCGGTTCCAGTAGTTCATCTGCCATTGCTGCGGCTATGTGCTTTGCCTTCATTACCTCTTCCACAAGGTTGCTTTCTATCAGTTCACCCAGGCTTTTCTTTGTAAGCAGGTTGAATGTCAGTCCTTCAATGATTTGTTTCCGCTTTGACATAGCTTGCAACATAGCATTCATACGGGGCGCGAATTGTTCGGGCTTCATGTTCTCGAAGCTCTTGTCATCAAATCCCTCGAACTTTTCTGCCGCCATGAATGCCACTTCATATTCTTTCGGTGTCATTACCACGCCTGCCTGCAAACACTCCGTACAGAATAGGATGAACTTTACGTTGTTTCTCAAGTCTTTTTCCATAATCTTTTGTCTTTTAATATGTTGTTTTTATGATTGTTCCACGTTTTACAATGATACAAGAACCGTTCCAGGACTGTTCCCTGCGTCATATTGTCCGTCATATGCCTCTTCCCCTTCTTTGCAAATTAACAATTATAGGTTGACGGTTTATAATCATGTTGTAGGGGTCGGACATAACAACCCTTTTCCTTTATGCCATAGGGTCTGTCCATTTCCGGTTCTTCTTATCATTGCTTTATACCTCTTTTGATACCCTATTACCATTGTAACAAATGTATAACGGGTTAATAATAAAAATATGGTCTGTAGGGTATCTTGGAGGGTATTTCTCTTTTTTATTTCTCCTTGTATATCCCGGTCACTACCCCTTCTTCATTTGTTATGAATAGGGTCTTGTGTTCCTTTGATTCGTACACTCTTTCTGACAATCTGGTTACCGGGTATGTGTTGCCGTTGCTGTCCTTGATGGTGTATATTATTTTGTTTCCTTTGTTGAATACGGGTTCTTTTGGCTGTTCCTTGTTCTTCTCATCGTCTTTCTTTATCCACTCGTTGCACTTATATAAGTAATAGAGGGCTTTCAAGAACACATGGAAATCTTCCTCGTCTACCATTACCATTTTCTTGTTTCCGAATCCGATTGAGAGGACCTTTCTCTGCATGTCATATTCCTTATGTAGGGGCGTTGTGAATGTGCTGGTTATGTAGAACTCCGCCTCGTTTATCAGATATTCTGCATTGCAGCTCTCCTTAATCTCAATCTTCGTTTCCTTGTTTATGAAGGAGTCTAATACGTCAATCATATTAGACATCAAGTCGGCAATGAACTGTCTTGCCTGGTATGTTACCGGGTATGTCTTTCCTCCTTCCCCTATCAGTATTGCATTGTTTATCGGGCTTGTGGTTACATTCATATCAAGTGCCTGGATAAGTTCTACCACGGTCTCCATATCGGTTCCCTTTCTTATGTAGAAGTTGTTGTACTTGTGTATTATCTTCTTCTTTGCATCCTTCATTTTCTGTTTGAATAGGATGGTCTTCTTTGTCGCTCCTACTTCATTGTAGAAGTCATTCAAGAATTGTTCCACGTGGAACAATGGACTTTTTACTGTTTGTTCTCCTATCAATATAGCAGTAATCTGTTTTGATTTAGAGACTGTTAAGTCCATTAAATCGCAAATATTGAATACTTTCTTGATACTGTTTTCTGTACAGCATACCAGAATACTGTTGTTGTACTTTTTCTGGAATTCTTCTCTATCCATAATCTTTTTATTTTTAAGTTTTGTAAAATATCTATACTGATTGTCAAGAAAATAGGGGCTACTTCAATTTTCACCCCTTCTTTCCGTGTACTTAATAATTTGCGACCCTTTGTCGGGTATTGGCTACAAAAGTCTTGTTGTTTCCGGACAGCTTTATCGGACCCAGGTTCTCCCAGTCACCGTTTGCCCAGGTCTTCGTTATGACAGAATCTATGTACTTGTCCATATTCTCCTTGATAAGCTTCTTTGCAGGTGTCAGGGAATAGAAGGTAAACATCGGGCTTGTCTTTTCGCATTCCACGTTATATTCCCACTTTTTCAATTCCTTGTTGAATCTGTCACCCTTGTACTTTACTGTCACGGGTTCACTGAAATATACTGTATAGGTCTTCATTTTTGTTTTGATTTTAGTGACTAATGATTATCTGTAATACTGTTCCCTTGCTGCCTTCGCTATCGCTTCCCCGTATTCTTCCGGGCTTGCCAGGTAAGGTATCTTGAAAAGTTCCGATACGAGTTCGAGCTTTTCCTTGTTTGTCATTCTCTTTGCTATGTCCTTTACGAGAGTTACTCCGTTCATGTCTACATATTCCTTGTATGCTTCATGGAGTTCTCCGCGTTCGTCCAAATCGTTTATTATTCTTCTTGTAGGGAAGCAGCGCAGTATCTCGCTGATATACACGTGGTAATCTTCGCTTTCTTTTATTTCTTCATAGATAGGGGCAAATGATTTCATGTCTATAAAATCCATCACCTTTTCTGCGATTTTCTTTCCTTCCAGTTTTACTTTGGGGCTTGCCATAATCTTTTGTTTTTATTTGTTTGACATCTTGTTTCTTATCACAACGCAAATATAAGACCTTATTTAGACATAAGCAAGTGCTTATGTGCTTTTAACATATAATTAACATATAAAAGGATATAATAAAAGCCAGCTATTTATCACAAACTGCTGGCTGTCAATTAGATATTAACTACTAATACTCAAAAAATGAACATAAAGTTTTTCGTTTGATTTTAAATCTCGTAGTCCACATCCCATGTTATCGAATCCAAAGATACGAATTTATACCCGGTTTCCTCTTCCAGGACTGATTTTATTTTCTCTACTTCCTTGTCTGTAGGAGGAACCTGCATTATTTCCACATCCATAGGCACATGTACCTGTACCGTTGTGTCCTCGTCCATTCTCATTGTTGCGATTACTATTATCATACTTTTATATATTATAGGGTTAATTAATCATTGTATTCTTCCGGTATCGGTTCGTTCTGCATCCATTTCACATACAGTTTTTCCATGCACATGTCAATTTCTTTCAATGCCTGTTGTTCGGTCAGACCGTATTCTTTTGTAAGTCTTTCCATTACGCATTTCATTACTTCCTCAACATATATCTTTACCATAACTACTTGTTTTTTAATTGTTTATAAATAGGTGCACTATCTGTCGCAGACCATGCACCGCATGAATTTTGAAAATCATAATCTAACTAAAAGTCAAAACAAAATGTAATTATTTCTTTCCAATTTCCACACCCTTCATCTGTCGCAGGCGGTTAAGAAGCCGTTCTCTTGTCTTTGATTTGGAAGGTTCTTCTATTATCTCGGCCTCGACCACTTCGGGTATCATTTCTTCCACAAACTTCTTGTTTTCCGTTTCTATTTCTTTCCAGTCATAGGTTTTTATGAGTGCTCCTGGCAGCATCACCTTTTCGGAACCCAAAACCGGGTTACTTGCAAAGCCGTTAAAGTCCTTGTAATAGGATGTGCAAAGCTGGTGCATCAGTATTTCGGGCTTTATTCCCGATTTTGCAGCCACCATACCCACTATAAGGCTGTTTACGGGTATGTCACGCATTACACGGCTTATGTTTTCCTCTCCGTGCAATGTCGCGTTTATGTCTATCTTTCCGTCAACTGTAAGTTTAATTTCATTACCTTTTACTTCCTTCCGTGCGGCTTCCAACAAGGCGCGTATTTCCTTTAGGATATTGAGTGCGCTTCCCACGTTTCCTTTGCTCCAGAACTCTTCATATTTGAGCTGCAAGTCTGTCATACAGTCATTTATGATTTCCAGTCTTCCGGCTTCCGTTGCCACCTTATAGCGGTCAGAACGCATCACGTACTTGCTTTGCCTTGCCTCTATGAGTGACTTGTGATTGTTGAAAAATTTTACCAAATCTTCTTCTCCCAGCGAATAACCTTCCTTTTTCCGGATAATTTTAATAATATCCTTGGGGTTGTGCATGGAGCCGAACAAGTCCAGTAACATAGGGGTGAGTTTGGCAAGTGCCTTTGCTTTGTCGTTATGCAAGTCGAAAGCATGGAAATACTCACTCTTTACCCTGTGGAACTTGGCAAGAAGGGGCAACATCACATTTGTACGAATTTCTGTAGCGTCGTTTATTGCTTCCTGGGATGCTCCGCGTTTCGCCATGATACCCTTTATATTGACAAGCTTAAGGTCTATCACATAGGTATAACCTTCGTTCCCCTCATACTGCATAAAACGGTCCGGGTGTTCGTCAAGCTCCCTTCTTACCATCTCATAGGCTACATATTTATCCTGCATGTAGGGAGATGCAATCAGCACGAAATCGGGCGCATCTTTTAGAATGTCCTCTTTAGTATATTCTATCTTTTTTGCCATATATAGAAGTTTTACCCACAAAGGTAAGTTTTAATAGGGAAATAAGCAATAGTTTATTTGCCAAATTAATACCATGTACACGAAACCAAAACTTCTTCCTTTTCCTGTTCAACAAATGAAACCTCCGGTTCCACATTTTCACTGATTGTTGATTCAAACCATAGCATTTCTTCCGGCTTCGCTGTCATATCCGGTTCCATAAATCTTTCTTTGTTCTCCATAATATCTTTCTATTTCCTTTTCTGCTGATGTAATTTCCCACGGCTGTAGCAACAAGTCCATTTTTATAACCTTGCATTGAGGAAGCCATACTCTGTCATTGTTGTACTTGACATTCTGCACCGCATGCACATCCACCTCTACCAAATAGCGGTTCTCCTTTCCAATAACAACGGGTTCAAAGTTGACGGCATAGCATGCCATCTTATGTACAAAATCTCCCTTATCCTTGTATTCAAGCACGAAATTGCAAATAAAACCGTCGTTGTTGTCGTTATAAGTCTTCGTAACCTTCTTTTGATAGAGGTAAGCGATTATTTTCTGTATCATATATCCCAGTCCTTTAGCGCCATTTCCAGGCATTGGCTTATGCTTAGCTTCGGGTCTTCCTTTAGGTATTCAAGTGCTGTAACAGCTACTTCCGGTTCAAGTCCGTATCTGCTTGCCTTTATCATACATTCCAGCCAGTAGGTTCTTTCTTCCGTATAGGTCATTCTTTATCCTCCTTATACTTTTCTACCAATTCCAAATTTTGCGGAATGAACGCGCGCTGTTCACCGTCTATCTTCAAGTGATAATAGCGGTTGCCTTCCGTTCCGCATATACTTGCTACTTCCGTAATCTGTCCGATTAGCATCATGTTGGAACAATGGAGTATCTTTACCTTGTCGCCTACTCCGAATTTCTTAGTTTTCATAATTCTTTTCTACTTTATAGTTAAACGCTTCCAAAAATGCCTCTACTACCATTTTGTTGAGTATAGTTTCTTCCTGGTGCGTATAAATAGGGATAAGATGGTGTTTCCGGCACCACATATCCATCATCTTAGATTCTGCAAACTGCCACAAAAGCTTTTCATAGCTTTCTTCTGTGTGCACCTGGGTTTCTCCTTTAGGGTTGGTTATTCGTATCATAGTATTGTAATTGTGAAGGGCTTTCAAAAGCCCTTCTTGTTAGAAATTCAAACAACAAACAGACATATCACATTCCTCGTCATACTCATAATCAAACAATTTTCCTTTGAAGTAATTTTGTAATCTTTCAAACGCGCTTTTGTTTTCTTCGTCCCAAGCAATCGTTATCATATTAGTACGGGCGAAAGTTATTTCAACACTAACTTTTGCAACCTTTGAAAGAGTGTTTTCTAACATTTGTTTCTTGGCTTTAAATACTGAATTCATAATCTTATCTTTTTATTTGTTTGACTTTCTTTCCTTATCACACCTCAAAGATAAGGTTATGTTATGAGATACGCAACTGCTTATGTGCTTTTAACATATAATTAACATATCAATCCTTTTCCACATATTCGATTATAGGAGTTTCCTCTACCTTCATCAGTCTGCATGTGCCTACACAATCCTGCATGTATTCCAGCGCTTTAGTAGAGGCTTTCACGAAGTCTTCTTCTTGTTGCAATATAATCATCTTGTACTGCTTTATCTTTCCAGAAACGGTTACCTCGCTATATACGCCCGTGCATTTGTACCATCTTCCCCCGTGTTCCTCATTACGTTTTACCGAATCTATAATCACCTCCTTAATAGGAGATATGGCAAAGTCCGCATCTATATTGAACATCCCGTACCCAGTTGCCATTGTTTCAGCGTCCATGTAATTTTCCGCTTGTACGGCTATGACATCGACAAACTTTTTATAATTACCGTTTGTCGAATTCGGGTCGGGTGCCATATAGGTAAACGTACATTCAAATATCATTCTTTCCCCTCCTCTTCCTGTTTGAGACAAAGCACACATATAGGGACTGCCGGATATTGGCATACAAGCGGAATACAAGCCGTTTCCGCGTTTCTGTTCTTCCCTCTTATCCTTCGTATCAAATCATTGAATTCTTCTTTTTCCACGAAAAGATATAAAGGATGTACCTTATAATCCTTATCCTTCTGTATCATTATCTTCTGCTGTTCCATGTGGATATTCAGCATTTCCTGGGTCGGCAAATGGTCCTCCAATCCCGTTACTTTGTTTGCACACACAAGTGATACACTCTTTCCCGGTTCTATTACGGGAATATACATTTTCGGCTTTTTCATAACTTCATATATTTACCTTTGTCAATTCTTTTTACTTCTCCTTTACTCATTTTCTTTAATAGGAAGTGGTCTATTCCACTTCTAACGGAACCAGGGTGGAAATCCTTTATCTTGGTGATTAATTCAATCCGACAAAATTCGGTTCCTGGTTTCATCCGCTTAAATTCGCGGTCTATTTCCGTATATACGGTTTTCTTAGGTTCATCGTCAAACATTGCAATATACAAGCTCCTTTCTTGCTCTGGTTATAGCCACAAACAATAAACATTTTTCATTATATAATGCTTCTTCCGTATTCGCATACTTGCTGGGAATCAAACTCCTGTTCAGCAAGAAAACACGGTCTGCCTCCAGTCCTTTAGACTTGTGGATAGTGGATAATACGATACCTTCCGTATCGTCCTTATATATCTCCTTTATATTGTCTTCCAACTTCTTCATATCTCCCCAGTTCTTGTAAAGCATTTTCAATATAGTACACTTTTCAAGAAGGGTTACATAGGAAGGGTTATTTTTTGCCTGGATATCAGTAAAACCCCGTTCTTTGAGTTCCGAAATTTTCTTCTCGCACATCGCGTCCAGGTCTTCAATATATCTTATCTTATCCACCAACGCCACAAGTGCATCACCGTAATCCTTACCTTTTATTGTCGCTTTCTTTCCCATTTCTAACAAATAGAGAAAGACTGTTGCCAAAGGTAGGTTGTTCCGGCATAGAATAAAATCCCCGTTTTCCGCTTCGTCAAACTCTCCTTTTCTTACAATACCGTCTATCGCATTAGGTGCAGCAACAATCCCGTTGTTAAAAACTTTTCGAGCTTCTTCGACTATGTTCTTGCCGCATCTGTATGTAATATCCAACGGTAATACTATGGTGTTGGGATAAGATTGCAAGGACTTGAAAACCTCTAAAGAACTCCCCTGGAAACCGTATATACATTGCCTGGAATCACCAACAACTACAAATCGACCGCTTTTCTTTATATAGCGTAAAGCAAGCTCTTTTTGTAAGGTATTCGCATCTTGTTGTTCGTCCAAGGTAACAATATCATATTTAGGGAAATCCTCACTATCAAGTAGTTGGTAAGGGAAATAAAGCATATCAGTAAAATCAATGTTAATTTCTTTTACTGAATTTATCTTCTTCATTTCCTTGTGCCAGGCATTTCTAATTTGTTCCATGTCCCCTACCATACGTTCCTGGAATTCGATATTCTTTTCAATACAGATACCCGGTATTTCCTTCTCGTAATCCGTAATAAGGTTGACCCTTATGTAGTTCCATATTATTTGAATCTCGAATAGGTATCGAATCTGCTGCTTCACGTCCATATCCTTTGTGTCCAGAATTTTCTTCCCGATAACAAAGCATTTATTCTCGTTGATTTTCGGTTTTATACGGAAATTGGAAAGCAGCACGCGCAAACCTTTAGAGTGAAAGGTGTTGACGTCTATATGGGACGGTAAACGTTCCCTCAATTCTTCCGCAATGCTTTTGTTGAATGCCATAAACAGAACCTTTTTATTAGGTGGTGTCCTTCTGCAACACTCCACTATGCAAGTTGTCTTGCTGCTGCCTGCTGTTGCTTCTATGGCAATGTTTTTCCGTGTATTTTCGTATGCGTCGAAAATGGCTAATTGTCTGTCACTCCATTTCATCTTGTAAAATAGGTTAACTGATTGATATAATCTACCAATGATTTATAGTCTTTTTCGCGCTTCATGTCCATTTTCTTTTTAACTACGCTTAGAACATCACCGAATTCTATATTATTGTAGAAAACGGTCCTGTTGTAGTCTATCTTATTCATTACCCATATGTCTACGTCCACATCCTCTATCTTTATACGATATAGAGGACTTGTTTCCGGATATTCGGAAAGGATGTCGCTTTTCATGTCCTTGTTTATCCCTGCCATTGTCTTTAAAACGCGTAATGAATCGTCGCTTATCCCTTCCATCTCTATATCAAGGTCGTGTGGTTCCACATTGAAACCATGTATATACATAGCCATACTTCCACCCACAACCATGCGTTTACACTGCAAATTGTTCTTTAATACGTTCAAAACTTTAAACAATTTGTTAACTTTCTCTTCTTTAGTCCAAACAAAATCTTCATTCATAATTCTATCATTTTATCAAGTTCGTAATTATCAAAATTCTTGTAATCTGCCAGCATGTCGGCCACATGATTTCCGTATATTATAGGGTTGTTTACATCCTTTTCATGCCCTCGGACTTTCATAAACCGTACGACCATCCGTCTACGCTCGCATAGTTCTTGTTTTATTTTTTCTATAATATCCTTGTTTACCGTCGGTCTTAATTCCGGGTCTGTCATACAGCTAACCGCATACTGGCTATCGCTCCATATCGTAACCTTTAGAGGTACATCCTTTTTCATACTCTGCACGGCATGCAATATCGCCCTTAATTCACATCTGCTTATGGTGGTGTCACTGTAGCCCTTGGAAATAAAGTATTCTTTTCCTTCTTCCTGGATATACACACCGCAACCGCCAAGGCGTGACTTCCATTCACAACTGCCATCAGTAAATATTGTTATTTCTTTTCTTTCCATTCTTTCAACTTCTTTATCAGTGCAATATCCATTGAATCGTCACGGCTTACCTGTACGTCAATGCCCTTGTTGACCGCATCCGTTACCTTTATCTTTCCGTCCAGCAATTCGCGTATCTGCGTGTCTATTGTGTCACTGGACAGCAAAAAATAGACGTTCATAGTCTGCGTTTGCCCCATGCGGTCTATACGTCCTGTCGCCTGTTCCAGTTCTGCCGGACGTTGCGGCAATTCAATAAACGCCATGTTGTAACAATGTTTCTGCAAACCGTCTATACCCGTAGATAATGATGCAATGTTGGCAAATAGGAAGGTCTTTTCTTTCTTCCATGTCTCAACCTTTCGCATCTTTTCTTCCGTGCTGTATTTCCCGGTCACTACCTCACTGTTCTTGAACTCCTTTCCAAGCCTTTCCAGTATGTCGGTCGTGATACCGAACACTATCATTTTCTCGTCCTCGTTCGCCTCGCTCCACTCCTTCAAAAACTGGACAATGAACTTTATTTTTCCATTTATAGACAGTTTCTTCAATCCGGACAACCTTACAAGCTGCTCCGCACGTATGGCACGTTCTGCCGCCTCTATGTCAATATTAGCAAGCCATTCGATAAAATCCTTTTCTGCCTTCCGATACTCCTTTTTATTGGTTATCGGCACATTCACCGTCTGTTTGATTATAGGCGGCAATTCGTTCACCACGTCGCGCAATTCCTTCCGGAAATAACAGTAATGCTTTATTACCTTGTTCAGCTCCATCGTACACGAAGCCCCGGTACATACAAGTCCAAACCGCGTTTTCTTTGCAGCGCAATATCTGTAGAGATAATATAACGAATCCGGGAATATCTCCTTGAACCTTCCAAGAATCCGCAATATATTGATAAGCTCCTGGGGTCTGTTCATAATTGCCGTACCGCTTAATCCTATTGTTTTTTCTGCATTCTCCACAATTTTCTGCACACATTTAGAGCGTATAGATTTCGGGTTCTTACATAGGTGTATTTCATCGATTACCGCTAATCCCCATTTCTTGGTAAGGGAACGGCTGTAACGAAGTTTTACTTCTTTCTTACCTTCCTCCTTTGCGCTGCGTTTGAAAAGATAGTCATAATTTATTACCGTAACATCCGCTTTCCAGTCCGTGTTGGTCTCGTCCTTTGAATCAATCACATGTACCGTTCTGTTAGGGTTACACAACTTCCATTCATTGACCCAGCTTTGTTTTACCGTTGCCGGACAAACCACAATGCAGGGGAATAGGTTAAGCAATTCTGCCAGTGCTATGGACTGTCTTGTTTTCCCTACGCCCGGACCGCAACCGTTAAGGCAATTGCCATGATTAACCATATAGGACACGCCCTCTATCTGATAATCCCTTAGATGTAGCGGCAATCCCAGGTAATCGAACATTTCTTTCAACTCCTTTTCATTTACAAGGGGCTTGATTTCCTTTAGGGGGATTTCTATCTGTCTTTCCGGTTTTTCGTTCTTGAATCCGTTACCCTCCAAGAAATATTTTAACATTTGAGATTTTTCTAAAGAAGGTTCAAAATACCACTCTTTCAAAGCCGGGTTATATTTGGCTCCGAAATCACGTTTCATTTTATTTACAAAATTGGCGTTATAATTAAAGCCAATATAAACGTAGTCCTTATCTCTATACCAATATCTCATTACCAAAAGATTTATAAAAATAAGAGGCTTATTTTCTCAAACCAGCCTCTCCCACTATGTCAAACAAACAAAAGAAACTCAATCAAACATTGAATTTTTCCTTAAATTCCTCAAACGTGAAAACGGGTATTCCGTATTGTTCCGCTTTCTTTTCCTTGATGGTTCCCAATCCTTTTTCCTTCACCACCAGGCATGTTGTTTTCTTGCTTACAGAAGAACCTATCTTATGTCCTTTTTCTGTCAATTTCTTTTCCGTATCGGGCGAACGAAATCCGGTAAATACAACCGTCATTTGTCCTTCAAAGGTCTTTTCTTCCAATCCGTAATAAGTTATAGGGATATGTGCGGAATCATCATCGTTCACCCACCAATCTTCAATACCTAAAACAAATGCTAAAGCTGTATTAAATCCGACACCTTCAACTTTGTCTTCAATGTCAGCCGCCCAACTTTCATCACATTCTTTTGCAAAATCAGCTACCTCTTTACAAGTATATAACTTTAATCCGTCAAGAATTTTTTGGCATGTCTTTTCGGCTATTACACCCCCAAATTTATTATAGGCTGTCAATAATTTTGCAAAGTTCGTACCTTTCTTTTTTAAGTTTTCAAACTGTCTTGACAGTACCTTTGCACCTACATTTCCTATGCCTTCAATCTTCTTAAGGTCTTCCTCTGATAATAGAAGAATGCTATCCGGTGTCTTGTAGCCAGCGTTAAACAGTTTCTTTATTGTCGGTTCTCCGAACTCTTCAAAATCTAAAGTGTTGAAAAAATATACACATTTGGCAAGCATTACACCGTCACAATTTTTGTTGAAACAAATCAAGTCCACATTGTTTCTGTCCATCTCCAAAGGTTTCCCACAAACGGGACACTTGTCGGGCAAACAACTTTTTAAAGTAGGCCAAGACACGGTAAATATATGTTTCGGTATCACATCACCAGAACGGCAAATAATGACACGTGAACCTGGCATAATAAAATTATCCTTTACATAACGGGCATTATATGCTGTACATTTGGAAACCGTAGCTCCGCACAATTCAACGGGTGTAATGTCGATTACCGGGGATAATCTGCCGTCCTTTGAAATCTGCCATCTTACATTTTCTACCTCTGTTTCCTCTCTTTCCGACCAATCCGGGTTCTTGTAGGCAATTGCATAACGTGGGTTGCCGTTCGGCAATCTTCCAAGCTCTTTTCTTATTTTTGCGCTATCCACGTCTATAACAAGACCATCGCATTTGTAATCATTTGTTATGCCCTTGAAAATATTGTCCATATATTCATTAAACATCTTTTCGCTATGAATGATTGTTTCTACGAATGTTTCTACATAACGAACTTTTACAGATGAATTGTCATTCATAAAGGCAATCATGCTTACCTTGTCCCAATCCTCGTTAGAATATCCATACCTTACATACTGCACATCCCTCATATTCGGAGATACAGTAGGAGAATTGACAAGACCTGCTACCGCATTTCTCGCTGACTTGTAATTTGTCCGCTTCTTTAATGTCAAGAAAGTGGAATTACGGAAAATGGCTTCTCCGAAAGTATAATATCCTTCTGTCCTTTTCACGTCCTTAAATCCGTGGTTAATCATCTGTTCAAAATGAGAAGTACAATTCTGTCCTACCTCGCCATTTCCGCGCGTCCACGCCTTCTTGTTATATTCGTCCACGCATAAGGAAATTCCATCAAATTTAGGAGTGATAATCAGTCGGTCTTCATTTTTCAGTCCACATGACTTTACCCACCTTACAATCTCGTCATAAGTTTTTACCTTTTCCAGGCTGTACATGGGGATAGGAAGGGTTTCTTTTCTTCCCGAAACCTCGTCATTAACCCCTTTCTTGAACCAATCCGCATCTGGGTTGACCTCATGCAATTGTTCTACAAGCGCGTCAAATTCCGCATCCGTTATTTCCGGTTCGCCTCTACGATAGGCGTTGTTATATTCTCTTATTTTACCCTCCAATATTTTAGGGTCTAAATTCGATTTTGCCATAGTTAAAACTCGTTTTTCTTGTTAGCAATAAAGTAAATGTAATCGTCACTTCCGAACTTAAAATCCTTTCTCGGTCTTCCCTGTAACCGGGTATCTATTCCGATAGGGTTCAATTCAGACAACTGGAAAGTAAGGTGCTTAACATCTTCCGTTATATCCACCGCTCCGCGTACCTCATTGAAAGGGTTATCCCTTGTCTTCGTAGCAAAATTTTCCACCAGGAACACCTTGTATGTTCCTAAAAAATTCACTGTTATAAACTTGTATCCCGTGAGAGCTACAAGCGTCCATATATTTTCTATTAATTCGTTCACTATCCAAATCTTTTAAAGTCATTCACATAAATAAGATAATCCTTCTCGTAGAACTTCCATCCGTCATACATTCTGTCAAGATAATTTTTAATCATCCTCATGCAAGCGGCTTTCATATAGTTCTTTTTCTTGTTTCTTTCAAGATAAGCGTCCAGTTCCTCATAGTTGTATGTCTCATCCTCATTAAAGACTTTAGAGTCGTCAGTATCGAAATTTCTGATTTCGTTTATCTTCTCGTAAATACTGTTCTTAAGTTCTTCAAGTGATTTCATAACCTTATCTTTTTTATTTGTTTGACTTATCATCTCTTAATCTCACAATGCAAAGATAAGATTATGTTATGAGATACGCAACTGCTTATGCCATTTTAACACTGTTTTAACATATCACCCACCGAAAAAATCCTTAGTCATTTTATCTCTTTTAGCCTTTATAACCTCGCTAATACCGTCTTTTTCAAGACCTTTCTTGTATCTATCTTTGAGAATAGAGGCTTTATTTTCGTTGGACTGGGAACCAAAAGAAGCGAACGCCACGTTTATATCACCTTCACTTTCCGGCAATTCTTCCCGGTACCCCATCTGTTTTCCGCATACCTTACAATAAGGCACATTAATAGGCACGGTTCCCTTGTCGGTGTACTTAAACATCGGGCGCGTCTCTATAATTTCCTTCCCGAACTCCGTGCATTCCTTGTTTTCACATTTCCAATATATCATCTTTCTTTGTTTTAATTGGCAATCCTTCCAATACCAAAGTTACACAATCCTCGAAGCTCATAACTTTTGCACCGTCTTCTTTCCACCTGTTGATATCTTCTTCCTCTTCTTCCGGTGTCGGTCTGAATATCTTCCGGCACAATTCCCTTTGGTATTCTTTGTTCTTCTCTTTATTATCACCATACATTCGGCATTCTCCCAATGTATTATAATAATCTTCTTCCGTCATTCCTGCCTTAAAACAAGCAACCTTTATTGCTGCGTTAGGCACCACAAAACTTTTTCTTATATACTCTTCCATACCATTGTTATTTAAAATGTCTACGTCCATATTCAGCCATCAATAAAGAATCGGCAAAGTTATCATCGTCCTTTAGGCTCCTGCTGGACCGTTTTAAACTCACATCCGGGAAAATGCGGTGTGCAGCCACGATACTCATTTTCTTTACATCCTTTACTGTCTTGGTACCATCGTTTTTTGTTACCATCTTTATACCCTTGTGCATGTCCGACTGCCATTTTTTAGGCGGTATCTTTGTATAGGGTAATCCGGCAATTGCACAAAAGAATTCCGGCACGCACGAATTATAACCAAACGTAAATGTTCCTTTTGCCGAAGAACCATACAGTGCATGCACATCCTCTATCACAACATGCCGGACTTCATACCCTTCGACAAAAGCAAGCAGCCTGTTTGCTGTTTCTATCATGTCCACTACCTTAATGTCCCGGAAAATAGGTTCAGCCTTGATAAAGGTTCCATCTTCCGCAATCATTGATACGAACCCTTTTGTTCCGGGGTCAAATCCCATAAATACTTTCACGTTATTAAAATTTTAAATTTTATTTATCAAATTCGTATTTATATCACAAAATATTTACTC